GCAGATCGATATGATCTACACGTTTACTATACCCCAAATGAATTTCAAGGCTGGTATGAGTCTCCACAATTTTCAGATTTTGACACTAGAGGATTAAGATACTATTGGAAAGAACTTTCAGGCGGCAAACCAGTTGTGGTTTTAGTGCCAGGAACCGGAGAAAGATTCGATCATAAATCAGCTGAATTCATCGCATATGAAGAAGTATTTCAAGATCTGATGAGTATTCCTGAATTTAGGGAAATCAATCGATTTGCTGAGGCCAGAGGAGGCAGTGCATCAGTTCCTAAAGAACTGACAATGGGGCTGATTGCAAAGGTCAAAGAAATGGGACTAGACAGCAGAATCCGGGATATCTTCGATAAATCAAAAGAGGATCCAGAATACATCAAGGCGATGGTTAAGGAGTCCAGTCGAATGGGATTGATTTAAAGTTCTCTCCGAATTCTAGCCTGATTCATAATAATTTTCAGTTTTCGAATCGCTTTAGTATATCTTTGTCTGATGGTCTCAGGGGTGAAATCTCCAAATTGATTAGCAATTCGAGTAAAGCTATGAGGCTCGTATCCAAACAGACCCAGTCGCATTGCGATTATCTGCTTTTGAACCGGAGTCAGCTTATTGAGATATCTTTCTATCATTTGATCCGATGATCCGGTAATGACCAGGTGATCTGTACCTTCCGGGTCACCATTGATCGTATTGATCGGACCCCAATCTCCTTCTATGTCTGAATCATTACCCCATCCGTCCATCGGAGTAGGAGCATGATTTGCAACCAGCGCCATCTTGATTCCTTCAATTTTGGCATCAGGATCAACCGTCTCTAAATAGGCATCGAAGAGCTCATCAATAGTAGGATCCCTTTGTAAGTCTTGAGCCATTTTAGATTCTAGCTGATTGATCTTTGAAATAGTAGAAACCTGATTAGACGGCACTCGGATCTGTCTGGAATTATCAGTTAGGTATTTCAACATATTCTTTCTAATAAACCAAACTGCATAGGATATAAATTTAAAGCCAGTAGTCGGATCGAATCCTTCTGCCGCTTCAAGCAGACCCATGTTGCCTTCATTGATCAGGTCTTCCATCTTAGTACTGTCACGGCCGGCATACATCTTAGCTACCGAAATCACAAATCTCAGGTTGGAAGTAATCAGTCTCTCCTTGGCTAACAGGTCCCCTTCTCTAGCTAGAACAGCAAGTTCTGCTTCTTGAGTTGGAGTCAGGGCTTCATATCTAGATATCTCAGTCATGTATCGACTTAAACTGTCTGTTCTAACTGTGTATCTAGCTGAAATTTTAAATTCTCTCATTTTGTTCTTTAAATTAATAAGTTTTAAAACTATTTTACCACATAAATCAGATAAATAATAAAAAATTATTAAATATGGGATTTAGACACGTTATACCCTATTCAAAATGGCATAAGGTAAATGAAGTTAATATTGCGGCATATAATCAACCTTCTATTCCACTTAAACAGCCTATTTTAACTAATAAGGATGGATCATCTATTCCTAATCCTGAAGATAAAAAAGAAGGGGCTCCGGTTGTTAAAACGGAGGATCCAGCTCCTAGCGGAATTCCAACTCCGAATAATACTTCATTGCGGGACGATTTAATTACAATCGCAGTAAATAAGACAGTGGTTAAATTTATAGATTTAATGAACGAGAATAAAAAATATTTTCCAGCTGAATTATATAAAGGAAAAAAAGAATTTTGGGAATTCTTCACTAATGTTCAAAATGGAACCTTAAGTAAGCCTGAATTTGCTAAAATGGTAAAAGACAAGAAGCTTATATTCTGTCCGCCAGTTGATAGCGATATGAAAGTTTCAATGGACTACTTCACGTGGTTCCCGTCTGATGACACTGGAGAAAACTGGACGCTTGAACCCTATACTCAACCTGGATTCAATAAGATCGCTTGGACTTTTAAAGATAGTTATTCATGTCCAGTTCCAACAACAAAGGAAGAGAGAGAAAAAGAACCTACTCTAGGTGAAACCTTTCCTCAGTTAGGACTAGGAAATCCAGATTCTTCTACTAAAACCTGTCCATTTGGGCCGGGTGAATGGCTATATGTCAAGCAATTCTCAGGTTCTGAGGCTCCAGAATATAATGGTCAGAAAAAGGTTTCTGCCAGATCTCTTGCGGCTACCTCATCTGCTACTTCTTCTACACTTACTACTAGCGCAACTCCAGCAGTTCCAGTTCCTACTGATATCTTGATCCTTGAACAGGACTACGAAACCAAGGTTACTACTGGTAAATCGTATGGATATGTCTTGTTAATTAAGAGAAATCAAGCTCAAGGAGGATCAGCATCTTATGGTGGAGTCAGAGGAGGAAGTTACGGAGTAGGAGGATACGGAACCCCAGTTGAAAAGTACAGTGCAAAGTACTTCTAATTTGAAAAAAAGGAGTAATAAGGGAAATAAATAAAAAAAAGAATAACATATGTCTCACATTAAGAATTTTAAAGACTGGTTCCGAGTATATGAATCGGCAGGATTTAAGTACAAGTCAGGAATGGCAATTTTCGAAACGACCCCCACTCCAAGCGATGGTTCAATAGAAGCAGATATAAAGGTTCAATTTGCTGCAGGAGCATATGGAGCAACTCAAGCTGAACAAGATCAGTTAATAGGTCAAATACGAACAAGTTTAACCCCATTAGTAGAGTTCATTAAAAATCCTGCACCGGATTATTTTGGACACTTTATAAATATTGAAGTTGAAGCTAGTGCAGACGCAACTGGATTATCAGCGGGAGCACTCCAAAAAGCTGCTGCTCTAGGGATCACCGCACAAATGCAACCTTCTGAACAAAATACAATTTTATCAAATGCTAGAAAGGATACGTGTATCAAATTAATAAACAAAATATTAGTAGAAGAACTTGGCGTGACTGAAGAAGAATTAAAAACTAAAATTACTATATCTGGAAAAGCAACAGTTAGTCCTAACCTAAATGATCCAAGTGCAAGATTTGTAAAAGCTAGATTAAGTAAGGGAGCTCAATATTTGCCGCCGCCGCCGCCTGATAAGATAGAAGAAGACGTACTCAAATGTGGTTACGAAGAAACAAAGGAGGGAACCGAAGCTAAAAAATATCCATACATTGGATATGAAAAAAAGGTTAAAAGTTCTATGAGGACTGGTCAAAAAATGACTTTGTCATTTAATTCATACAACTATCCAGATGCATTCTATATAAAATATGGAGACGTTGAAAAATTTAGCGGATTCATTGGAGCACAAAAAAAGGACGGTAGAGATTTTAATTCGGAGCTATCTAGCTATGGAGCAGAACTTAAAAAAGCAGTTGATGAGACTATTAAGAGACTCGGAGGAAAGATTGAATCAGATTTACAAACAGATTTTCAAGTAACAGGCACACCTACTGAAATGACGAATGCTTTAAAAAAGAAAATAAAGGAGAGTACACTTGATCCTAAATATCATGAATGGCCTCTTATGATTGTAGGATACTTAAATGATAGCGGTAATCGATCCGACGGAATTTTGGGGACCACTTGGGTTCAAAATCCTGGAGAAGCTATGGCTTTACCGCCAGATGAATATTTAATAGGCGCTAAATCACAAAACAGTTTAATGTTAAAAACTCTATTAAAAGAAGGGTTTATTTCTATTCCAGATGAAGGCAATTATAGTGATGCATTTCGGGAAAAACTAGAGGGTACTGATTCTAATCCTACTGAAAATGATAAAAAATTAATAGAAGAAGAAGGATCAAAATGGAAAAAAGTGAAATGGACTATTGACAATGCTTCTAAATTTGCTGGAGGAGGAAGGGGCATAGACGGTTCAACAATAAAGCCTAGAGACATAACAAAGGAAAAAAACTACACGCCGTTAACCAAAGAAATAGTTTTGGAAATGATTAAGAATGGAAGTTTAGGGGAAGAAGTAAAGAATAGAAGAAACTTAACTCCAAATCCCGCAAATAAAAATGCACTGGATTTTAATTTTACCTTTGAAAAAGATTTTAGAGATGAATACGTAACAATTGTTGTATTTTCGCCTTTATCTGGAACCGAATTTAATATTAAAGCAACTTGTAAATAAACAATTGAGCACTGATAATGCATTATCAGTGCTCAAGAGATTCTGCACACTTGTATTTCATCGGTACATTTTTAACACTGATAATAAATATTTTATAGACAGTCTCCTCATTTTGTATTAAGATGTCGATATAAAAACCTACAAGATAAGGTTTATCAGCATTTATATTTTTACCAGACCACCATTCGGTAGATATTTTGCCAGGCGTTTCTGACATTCTTTCCTCTAATCGTTGAGTTAATAACGATTCAGGCTTATAATAACAAGATATAGCATTAGGTATAGATTGAGTAACTTGATAGGTATCGTATAATGCCCAATTATCTTCTAATTTTAAAACATTTAGAAAATTAGTATTTTCAACAGTTTCTTTAATTTTAAATATCTGTTGAGCCATTTGGTCAGCTTCAGTAGACGATCGTATTTCTCCTAACATCATACTTGATCTTTTTTTATTTAAGCTTAATAGAAAAGAATTCTTGACAGTTTCAGTTAATTTATTATCTATTTGAGAATTGATACTTGATGCTACAACTAAAGTGATTAAAAGGATTAAAGATTTCATCGTTTTCGGATTTAATTGGTTATAATCTAATTTACTCAATTTTATCGACATTTTTAAAAAAAATCATTTCTTTTAAGAATAAATAATAAAAAAGAATAACAAATGTCACACATTAAAAACTTTAAAGACTGGTTCCGAGTGTATGAATCAGCAGGATTTAAGTATCAGCCTGGCATGGCAATATTTGAAGCGACAATTACCCCAGGGGCGCTTTATGCTGCTGATACTGCTATTGAAAATTTGGAAGGGTTGTCAACTAAACTTGATAAAATGACTTCAGAAATGTCAACTGACTGGACCTCACTTATAAATGGATGGAAAAAATTAATTGCAAACAAAGCACCGGGTGACGGAAAGGCTGAGACAAGTAACGTTTACACAACATGGTTTGAGGGCTCCAAAGCCGGTAATCTCGACAAGGCACAGACAGAGTTCAGTGCATTCCTAGCAGACACCACCAAATATACAAAACCATCTTTTTCAATTGTGAAGAATGATTTTGTAATTAACAATGCAAAAGGAAGAAAGGTTCCGTTTACTAACGGATCACTAACATGGTGGATCAATGCTGACAATTTACTCATGAGGTTTAATGCAACTAATATTTTAAATATGCTTGTATCGTTAAATGACCACTATCCGACTGCAGCTTGGGCCAGCGGTAAAACAGTTGAACAGTTGGGATCAATGGCATGGGACAAAATAAAAGATGGAGGAGGCATAGGAAAATGGTATTGGCCTGATGCCGCAGTTGCCAAAATCGTCGCCCCTGCTATCCAAAGATTCTTATCCTGGAAAGATGCATTAGCGATAAGCTCAGGTTCTAAAGCATTGTCTGCTGATAGCTTAGGTGGAGGAATCAAGGCAGGAGATACGGTTTCAGACCCAAAAGGGATGGAAAAGGAGATTCTTGTTCAAAAATTTGGTTTTTATACTATTGCTTCAGTGGAACAAGGAGCCGGAAATGAATACACCAAATTTGAGACAACCTCAGTTCAGGTTCCAGTCGGAGGAGGAAAAGGGGCAGTTGCAGTTAAAGACGATAAGCAATCTTTACTGGGATCATCTGGTTTATTTGCTCAAGGTTCTAAAACTCCAGTTCCAGCCAAAGCCGCTGGACAGCTTGAAGCCTTACAAAAGATATTAAGTCAGTATTCTAACATTACTTCTATTAAAGTTCAAGGATCCGCCTCATGGGAATGGACTAACGGTAACACAAGAGACGACGCTCAAAATCTGGCATTAGCTAAAATTAGAGCTCAATGGTTTATTGATCAACTTAATGTCGGAACAAACAAAGTTGCAACCATGTGGATGCCTACTGAAGTAGATAAAGTGGTAAATGGAGTAAAGCAGGTAGTAGGTGAAGGGGCCGTAGTTCAACCTACTAATGATGTAAAAACTGCTCCTGATTGGAGGGTAACCAACTTCTTTATAACTGGAGATAAAGTAACAGAAAATACACTACCTGAAAAATGGATCACAGTGACTGAAACTGGAGATATTACATTAAAATATGATAAGGTTACAATCACCGAGCATATTTTAACGGTTTCTTTTACATCTCCAGGATTGATAACGTCTAAAGGATGGGGACAGGAGAAAGGTAAAAAAGATATAAAATCAGAGCTTAAACAGAGTACTAAATGGGATGACTTAAAGGCGGGACAGGAGATAGTTATAAACGATAAGTCAGACCCTCCAAAACCAGTCGGAGGTGGAGTCGATGGTAAACAGATTTTCGTAGTAGGCGAAGGTACTGAAAAAAATACCTTAAAGGTTAAATTGGTAACTACAAAGGACGGTCAGAAATCAGAAAGAGAGATTGACAACGTAATCAAAGATAGATATCTAAGAGAAGTAAAACCTAAACCTGTCGAAGGAGAAGATAACTTATAAAAGATCATAACTAATAAAAAACCCATCTGTTAAAGATGGGTTTTTTTATTTAATAATTTATGAAACTAATAATCAATTGATATTGCCATATAACTTCTTCCTTCAACATCTCCAAATACAATAGAATATTTTGTAAATTCAAAATCTTTAATCTGTATTTCTTCATTTGTTATATTCTCCTTTACTCTAGAAATCAAATGAGATAAAGGAAGATCATAGATAGATACTACATCGTTTGGAACAGAATTTACTGATCTAAAATGAACTTTACTATCGTCATTTAAAAAGGACTCTCCTTTAATTTTTTTAATAGCATAACCATGACATTCAGGATTAAAAGATTCAGTTAATTCTACGTTTCCAAGCTCTGCCTTGATCAATGAATCAATTGAATACTTGATACGTTCAATTTTTGCAGACTTGTCTTTAAATTCAGTAGAATCTAATCCGTTAGAGAATGCTAAGTTAAATACTAATGATCCTCCGATTACTAAGGCTAAAATTAACTTTTTCATGGCTTTTAAATTTAATTGGTTATAATCAATACTACTCATATTATCTGTAAATTTAAAAAAATAAATAATAAGAAATAACTTAGAAATGAAAAGAATTAAAAAACTATTCTCTGATCTGTTGATGGAGAAAGGATTCTATTCACAAGGTAGAATTTATTTGTTCATATCTGTGTTGGCCTATTACATTACCCTAGGCATCCTGACATGCACTGGAATGAGCAAGAAACATGCTGATATTGACATCAATAATTTTAAAATGATTGTTGATGGGCTACAATACGCAATGGTCCTATTTGCAGGTTATGTGTTTGGTGGTAAATTTGTAGATGTTCTAAAAGAGGCTAAATATTTAAAGTCTAATGACTCTGCTAATGCTACTGCATCTAATCAGATGCAGGGTTCAACTCCAGATCCTAATTTAGGAGCTAATTAAAAAAAGAGGGAGTAGTCTCCCTCTTAAATTAATCCTCCAAGTCCTAGTTCTTCTAGTCCTAATTCTTTAAAGATGTCAGTATAAACTGTAGCAGTTTTACCGGTTGCAATGAATTGTAAGAATTTACTACATGCTCCCATTAAGCTGTGACGTTCTACCACATCTTTGATATCAGCTTTCTTATCCCAAGAATCTGGTGCCTTTTTCTTATAGTCTCCCTTGTCTCCTAGGTATTCAATGAATTTTCTGTATTCTACATCGATCTGACCGTCTGACATGGTACCCGTTTCGATGTCCTTAGCTGCAGCTAACAATTGAGCAAGAGGCCCAGCTGCTGAAATTGATTGATAACTACCAAAGTCTTTTAATTCTTCAGGATCAATCTGAGACAATTGCCTTTGGAAATCCTCCTTCTTTTTAACCGATTTCTTATCGTATACTTTGGTCAAGATGTTAGTGTATTCTTTCTTAAAATAATCCAAGAAAATCTTGTCGTCCATCTTTTTAGTCTCTTCTCGTTTCTCACGTTTTTCAGTAGCTCTGGTTTCTCGTTCCATGATATAGAGAACTGAATTTTCAGTGATGTCCTCTCTTAATTGTTCGATTGTGCCTCTCCATGCTGCTACTGGTTCTCCAGTCTCGCGGTCAATAGTTACGATTCGGATATAGTTACCGCGTTTCTGAGAAACTTCTGGACGGTCTGGATCGTATCCTTTCCAATCCCGAGTCTTACCTGTTTTTCGGGTAATGTAGTGAACCATCTGTTCGTCTGGATTTACCAAGATCAATTTAACTGCAGTATCAGTTCTTTTATCAATACTGTTTACTAAGTAATCATAGATTCTCTGAACTCCTGATTTGGATCCAACTACTCCAACGTCATGTGATACCGGATCATCCTGAGTTTGAGGCCAGTCTCCACCGTATTCTCCGTGTAAGGTTCTAAATTTACCTCCACGCATCATACCGGATTTGGTTCTAGCAACATTTTTGCCAGTCAGCTTGTGAATGAACTGCATCAGGTCCTTTGGAACCCCTAGTTTGGTCAATTCACTCGCCATCTCATTGATCTGAGAATATTGATTGAATCCTTTTAAATATCTTTTCATAATGTAGATTCTTTTTTATTATTTATTAGAAAAAAGTCCGGATATTTTAAGATAAATAATAAAAAAGAAGAGAATATGAGTAATAGATTTATCATTACAGAATATAAAAATTGGTCTAAATTTGGACATGCTAATTTTAATAAAATTTATGAGAATATTCCGAAGGATGCCTCTCTAGCGGCAGGTCCGGTTGCTCCAGTAGCGCCAGTAGCGCCAGTAGCGCCAGGCCAAGTAGATGCGGCTACTCCAACTACAACAGTTCCAGAAGAACTTCAAACAGCTGACACTCAGCAAAAGGCTAATGAAGAATTAGATAGAGGATGTAATTGGATGGTTGTTGCAAAATCAGATGGAAATAAGGAGGTTTTATATATTAAGGAAGAAAAAACAGCAGATTCTACTTCCTTTACTCTATTAGCAGGAGACAAGGCTAAAGCAGAAGCTGTTTCTAAATTTAGCACTGGCTTATCTACTATACGAGTTCAAGGCGGAGGATTTGATAAAACTAAAGCGATAGGATCCTATTATTTCGGTTCATTAGGAGGATCCTATAATGTATATGTTGCAAAAGACGATCACTGCTTCTATCTTAAGCAGGTTCTCGGACAGGGAACTACCGGATCTAGTTTGACTGCTAATGCATCGGCAGATTCGATGGGAGAATATTATACGGTTGAATGGGTAAGAGATGAAAATTTTGCGAATAGCGGAATTTTGATGGTGTGGAAAAAATTAGCAAGCGGAAAGCTAGAGAAAAAAGGATATTTACAGCCTGATACCGGAGGAGAAGACTACGTGTTTATCAAATTTTTAAGTCAAACTGGATCATGGGAGCCTAAAGCGCTGAGTGATGGCCCTAGATATTTTGTTAATGCAAATAGAATAATAACATTTGCTAATAATCTCTGGAATGCGATGTCTGGGGGTGGAACTGATCCGTTTTTAATAAACGGGACTCTAACTGACATGCAACCTCTTGAATTCCTGGTTTTAGAGAGATTATGGACCAGCAATGCGTGGTCAACACCAGCTGGAACTCTTAGTAAACTAGATCCTAGAATTTCAAATGCTTCAGACTTTGCTAAATTTGCCAATGCAACTCCAGTGTATGACCAGGCTGACGTCGATACCAACGATCCTATGTCTTCTTCTGACGATATTGTAGAATATTTCCCTTCAGCTAAAACTCCAAGCTTGCTACTGGATTTATTTTGGGAAATGGAGGATCATTATGATGAACGCCAACTAGCAATGACAACACAGCTTGATAGATTAATCGGAGGTCTAGTTAATGAAAAGGAAGCTGATTATGCAAAGCCTTTTCAAATTGAAGAAGAACAATCTGGAAATATTATAATTAATACCCAAGAAGATATCCTCGAATTAAAAGGTATAAAAGGATTAAGCATTATTGAATTAGGTAAAATGCTACAAAACGAGGCAAGTGGATATAAATTATCTGAATACTGGAAAGATTAAAAAATTAAATTAAAATGAGAATTGCCGGATATCAAAACTGGTCCAACCGAAATTTTAAGGGGCTATATGAAGATGTGGAAGTAACACAAGTTGATCCAATAGGATCTAAGAAAATGTCATTTACAGCTGGAACTAGTTGGGATGGTAAAATGGTTCTTAAGCCTAATGGTGAAGACAAATTCATTTTAAAGATTATTGATAAAGATCGAAGTAATATAGAATACCCATATCTGCAGGCGGATGGTCGCCTGATAAAAGGATCAGAAGCTGACATTCTTAAATTTATACAGGAAAAAGGAGGATTTGATCCCTCGATTCTTAAAACCAAAATTCTAGTTTATTATGGAAAGATAAAAAGAGGTGGAGCTCTTCAAATTATAAGTTTTGAACTTGTAAACCGAGATGCTGTACCTGCTTCTGTTAATTTTGTACATAGCAATGAATGGAAGTCTGGAATAATTACTCCTAATCTTGATACTTCAATTGAATCGGATCCAGAATCTAAATCGGAAGCTGGGTCTCAAATAAATCTATCGGGAGGATCTAATTCTGTTGATCTAACTTCCGGAGACGCATTGAATGATCCTTTATATAAAAGATTAGTTGGACCTGGAATTCTTCCTCTTGAATATGGAGACGGTGGAACAAAAAGAATTGACAGCAAATATGTTAAAGTTGTGATTCAGTGGCTTCAAGCAATCTTGAAAAATCTAGGACAAAATATATCAGCAGACGGATGGTTTGGACCGATTACGATTAAAGCAATTGGATCTATAAACGGTCAAACATATACTGATGAGCAGACTAAATCATTTAAATTTACAGATGTTGAGGCCCTTAAATTAGTAAATAAGGCTAAAGAAGCAAAAATAACTGCCGAGCAGGTTGAAAAATCTATTCCAGATTATTTTGGATCTAAGCCTAAAGTTTATACTAATTCAGGGTCTAAGCCTGCTTCTTCTAATACTCCTGCGAGTTCAACGGCTCCTGCTAAAATGAAGAGAGTCATTAAATTTGGATAACCAATTTAATTTCTAACTTAGGGCGAATAGACCTTTCGGTTTTAAAATTTAAACTTATAGAATTACTGAGTATTCTGGAGATCGTAAGGTCTCCAGGTATACCGTTTACTTCTTTTCCGTTTAACTGGTCTCCTCGAATCGGACCTGAATCTTCTATCTGATCAAGAGGTTTAGAATATTGAATGATGATTTTGTTTAGAATTGAAATAGGATCTGAGGTCGGATTAAATCTAGAAAAGTCCCATCTCCTCTCTTCAATGATCTTGAATAATTGATTTCCTAATCTGCCTTGAAACAGAATCTGATCTGGCCATTTACCAGTTTCACTAGCCAGTTCTTCTATCTTTAAACTAATAAAATAGAAGAACTGGATCTCAAACTCAGAATCCGGTTGACTTGGAATCTTAAACGTTTCCACTGGATTCTTCCAAGATTTTTTTAGTGATGTTGTTGATTCGATTAGCTCCAGGTCCAATCATCTTGTATTCACCCTGGGATCTTATAAATTTTCTCCATTTAGAATCCATGCAGTCCAATATAAATTCACCAGGATATTCAGGTTTAACCCCAAAATGATATACAAAAGCCTCTTTATTATAGTAATCAGATCTGGCTTCTGCGTATTTAACCAGGACGTCATAGATCTTTTCAGCTGCTCGAGTAGGCATTCTATTCATGACCCTAATTATTTAATTACTCCTAGGATTTTAGACTCTTTAACACTCACCACTGAAAATTCAGCCATAGTGTCTTTAAATTTAAGGTTTAATTTTTCTTCTGCGTCGGAAATTGAACGGGCCTCTACCAGATACTCTTCATACATCTTTCTGGTTCTACCGCTCTTGTCATCAATTGTTTCAAATTTTACTTTGGTTAAATAGTACATGTTATATGATTTAAAAATTAATGATATATTGTACCGTGATCCTGGAATAGGTTTTAGAATTTAAGTCGGCAGTTATTGTTTTTTAGATTCTTTTTGCACCAGCCTGATTTTAATTCAACTGCAAATCTGCAAGGCTTCTTACTGGAATATTTAGGAAGATCCTCTTCTTCTAGGTCGGTTCCAGGTTCCATTGTTTGATTATCTATCAAATTAAGATTAGAATCAAAGAAGAGAATATCTAGAGGAAAATCGACATTTTTCATCCAGAAAACCAAAGGTTCCTCAGAATCATAGACGAATAGGATTCCCTCATCATCTCCGGGCTCACCTGAGTGCATGAATCCTTTAGATCGAGTTTCATCTTTAGCTGCAACTTTAAGTTTAACAGGGATTCCCTCGATGTGAGCTACTATTTCCTTACCATCGATCTGATTTTTTCGACAGAAATTTTCAAACAGAGGAACAAATTGATCTTCGGATCGGTATTGCATTATTCAGATTTTAGATTTTTAAGATAAGCGACTGAAGCATCTACTCCTGCAATTACCCCTTTAATCTTTTCAACGTTGGCTTTGGGATTTCTAGAAGGATCTTTAAGAATTATCTGTAAGGCGGTATTTAGCTTTTGGCGAGTCTCATTCGTGACAGCGACAACCTTATTAATAGTATCAGCAGTGTATTGAGGCGAACCTTCAAATATAAGCTTAAACATTCTGGCTCCGTTTACTGTAACACATCCAATTCGATTAAATCTCTCAAGAGCCAGAGATCGGGCTTTATCTCCAGCTTCTGGATTAAGGGCCATTTCTTTAGCAATTATCAACTCTTGTAACCTACTCTTCTTCTCCGCTTCAGCATTGTCTGAAGATGATCCTTTGATCACGCTAAGTTCGATTCCTTTAATCATATCCTGCACTACGTTTGCAATTTCTTTGGTATCATTTAACTTTCTATAAATTGGGTCAATTGCAGAGTTTAGATCAACTTCAGGTTTAAGAGAAATCTGTATCTCTTCTAGCCCTTCATCTGGGACTCCGTGTTTCCTCATTAAATCAATCATGTTGTCACCTTCATATCCGACCTGATTATCATCTTTACGGTGAGCTGTTTTTAATCTACCTGTTGCATCTGGACTGTATCCAACCATACTCATTGGATCAGCAGAACTCTTTCCAAAATCAAACATGACATATTGAATTCGGGATCCACCTGCATAGGTATACCACATTCCTTGACCTCCATAATGGCGTGGAATAATACACCAGCTAGCAGATCTACATAATTCTCCAAGAGCATTAGGTGATCTGAAAACTGCGATAATTCTCTGATCATCTTCGTATACTGGAACTACACCTGGATATAATTCATTAATTCGGGCGGAAACTTCACCTTTTTGAGTTCCAATAGAATCTATTTTATTAACCAGATTAGTTAGTATCTGATCTAAAGATTTATAGCTAGACATCTTTCGGGTAATCTCGCCTACTAGTTTACCTGAATCATCTGCTTTATTTAGCTGAGCAGCTGTTGATATTAATTCATCCTGCACCTCTTTTGGAGCGGCAGCAAATAGAGCTTTTTGATCGATCGGAGTCCTACCCGGAATTGGTTCCCCGGTTCCAGGATAACGGTAACCTGCTTCTCTTACCAAGCTTCTAGGCAGCCATAATCCCATTTGAACATCTTCTAATTTAGTAAGATCATCCAATAATCTTTCAAATCCAGGTCGAGTATCTTTAGCATCCTGCATTATAGTTGCATACTGAGTCACCTGCATCGGAAGCTTGTTTAGGATTGCATTTAATCGGTTGAGTTCAGCAAATATAGTTTCTAAGTTGGTATAAGTAGCCCCCTGTTCGTATTTAAATTTGATAAACGGAATCATGAGATTAGGTTTGCTCTCAGTTAAGTTTCTGATCTGATTAAATTCAGGATCTGATTCTATTCGAGCAATCTGCTCAGGTGTTAATTCATCGGGTCTGATCCCTTTTTTTTTAGCAATCATGCTCACAAAATACTCTTTTGCAGCTTTCACGTTTTCAAAGATTTGGTGATACTTTTCATAGGATTTCAAGTGTAACAGATTCGATACATTTTGAGATTCTGTTAAATATTTACTCAATCTTTCAACTTCTTTAAAATCACCAGAGTCTAGAGCGTTATCTATTAGGGCTTCAATTTCACGTTTAGAAAGGTTCTCAAGTGGGTCAGATTCAACATCCTGAGGTCCTTCCGAATAGTATTCGTCTGGATCATCGTCTGCCTCCAATTCAACTGCTCCCTGTTGAGGAGATGATTGGACATCATCAGGCTTAGATTGATATTCAGATTCTGAATCTAATCCTGAAATAGCCTCTTCAACCATCGGATAGAATAACTCTTCTATTTTAGATTGATTCTCCATTAAGACGTAGTACACAACCTCTAGAAAAGCCTTTCTATCATCAGTTCGATAGGTTGCTAATCTTCCAAATATCATCCAATATAACTGTTCTTCAAATGCTCCTAGTTCGTCCCATGCTGCGTCTGCTTCGGCAGGATCGTCGGAATTGGTATAACTTCTTAATCTGCTGATTCTTTCTTCCACATCCGGGTGGCTTGATATCGCAGAATAAAATGCTTTTTGCATCTCAGGTCCATATTTAAATTCTTCAGGTTCATCGCTTAAGGTATCAGTATTCATTAGAACCTGTTCAGCTTCTTCTTCAGAAAGATGTTCTAAACTTAATTGAGTAGCTAGCATATAGATACTCTTAATCGCTTCATGTATTAGGACTGAAAGATCTACTCCTCTGGCTTTGATAACTGATTGAACTCCGTTAAATAATTCTTCAGCGTCTTCACTGTTAAATACTGCATCATTATCAATATCAGATAGCAAATTTTGAGCAGCATCTGCTTTGTCCTCGTCGGTTTCAACCTCTTCAAAATCAATACTACTAGATCCAGCAGTTGACATTTTTAAGAAATTAACGATTACGTTGTCAGGAAGTGTCCAATCATTAAACTGAGCAACATTAGAAATTTTATTCAGTATCGATACGTATTGAACCGCAGCATCTCTACCTAAAATATCAGCAAGTCCCTTTTTAAACATCGGTAAATTTAAAACCGCTTTTGATGTTAATCCTTTTCCTTGTTGAATTGATCTTAATATTTTACGAGCATGAATCTCATTCTTAATTTTATCATCCTCTATTTCTTCAAAATCAGGCATTTGTGGCTTTTCAGGAGTAGGCTCCATCATTTCCTTACTTTCAGACGGACTAGAAATTTTAAAATCCAGCTTAACGTCATCCAATAGGGTTCCAAATAGAGACTTGATACATCTTTCAGCAAGATTAGAAAGATCATCCTCTTTACCCTGTTGCATAGACTGTGACTGTCCAACTAGGCCCATGAAGTTTCTAATATCTCCTTGATTCTGATTAAAAAACTGTTGCATCGCGGGATCCTTAGACCTCTTGATTTTATCTAACCAGGAAGGATCCTGGGAATCTCCTTCTCCTGGGATTCCAATGTTACCTCGTAATGAGGCCTCTGTTATAAATTGATCGAAACCTCTAAGCTTATGCATATTTATTACGTAAATTTTTCATCATAGTTTGACCGTTCTTGGTATTTGAAACTGATTTAAGATCAGAGAAAAACATCTCTAGAACCTGGCCTAATTTAGCTATAGGTTTACTCTTTTCTCTTTCACTAGGTCTTTTAGTTGGAACAGGTCTCCAAGGTCTAGTTGCAGGGGGTGCAGTAGTTGGAGGAGCGGTAGTAGGCTTAACCTCAGTAGCATATTCTGCCCATTCGTTAATTCCTTTTACATAATTAATTTTCATTTAATTATATTATTTTAATTATTTATCTTAAAAGGATCAAAAAAAAATCCCGACTAAGGTCGGGATTTTGATATATTATTGAGAAAGTATCAATTTACCAGTTTTTTCTCCATCTCCAAGATTCGTTAGCTGGCTCTTCACCTTCAGCTGGCTCTTCGCCTTCTTCACCTTCAGCTGGCTCTTCGCCTTCTTCACCTTCAGCTGGCTCTTCTTCAGCTCCACCACCTTCTAATTCTTCAACTCTAGCTGTCAAATCATCAAGCATAGCTTTTAAATCTTCTAGTGTAACTTCTTCTCCTTCTCCTTCAGCTCCTTCTTCGCCTTCTTCTGGCATTTCATCAGTTAAAGCAGCTCCACCTTCTTCATCCTCTGGATTAGCTCCATAGTATCCGAAGTCTTCGCCTTCTGCATATTCTCCTGACATTGATTCATTCAATCTTGCTCGCATGAATCCTGAAAAATTTTTTACTTTCATTTTAATCTAATTATTTTTTATTATTTTAATTATTTATTAGAAAGATTTAAAAAAAAACGAAGAAAATAAAATTAATATAACTCTTTCTATGTTTATTTTAATTAAAAAGGAATAGTGTCCTGCTTTTTATTTACTTGTACCTAATGAAAAAATCCTAACTTTTTAGGTTAGGATTTTAGGTTTATAGTTTAGGAGTTGATAACTATTCAGGTGAAATCATAGATTTCAGTTCTTCATCAAGTCTTCCCATTTCAGAAAGTGCAGGTCTTAAGAGCATGCTAGCTGCAAAAAGTTTCTGAGCAGAATCTTCTCCAACTCCAGTCGCTTTATTTAAAAAGTAGGAAGTGGACTCGATAGTTGCTGCAGTTAATTCTACTTGATGTGAAGATTTTTTATCTAATTGAGCTAATTCTTCGCATATGCTAGATAGTTCCAATTTTGAGATGATTAACAAATAAGCCTGTTGAGGCCCTACCCATTCTGATTTATCTAATCTGTTTCTTAGATAAGTAGCATCTGAATAAGTCATGTTGATTTTGAAAGTTCCAGTTCTTTCTAGTCTTAATCGAGTCATCTTTTCTTCTAGAGTTTCTTCACGCTCGGACTCCATTTCTACTGGAGCATCTGAATCGGTTTCAACATTTAATTCAACTGTTTCTTCTAAAACAGTTTCGTTTTCTACCACTGGGGTCTTTAATTCTTGATCCATAATTTTAATTTTTAAATATTATACTCAAGACCTGAAAAAGGTTTAAGCGTATTCTTCTGAAAAATTAGGTCTAATTCCCTGAGCTGCAGATATTCCCCAGGTAGGATCAGTTCCCCATCCTCCATTTGCTCTAACGAAATTATAGATCGCATCATCTATAGTTTCAAATCCGTTAGGATCTATTCCTTTCTGTTTAAGTTGAGGAACTAACATTGCAACTGCAATCTTAGCAGCTATCACTGGATTATTAGCAAGATCGGGATTAGAGACAAGATCAGCTCCGACCACCTTACCATACTGAGCATATAGGCTCTTAAAGGTGATGCCATTAAATCCTCTACCTCTATATTTCCAACCGTCTCCTTTTTGAGTATTACCGGTATTTGGCCATAAATAAGGAGTAGCCTCCTTTCCATAAACCGCGTCCCAGAATTCCTCTTCATTATTTTTAAGAGCGGTCAGTTCAGCGTCATCATATTTTGCAACTCTGGCTCCAAAAATAGATCGGATTCGGCTATTAGCTGTTGTTGCATAGCTTATTTCTCTCTGAGGTATAAATCCACTCTCTTTTCCAATAACACAAAGAAGTCCAATTAAAGACTTGGTATTAGTGATTCCCGCCTTTTTAGCTACTTCTTCTATGATCCTGATATTTTTAGCCTGCTCACCCGTATATGTGTGCTTGATTCGACTAGGTCCAGTTATTTCTATTTGGATATCACCTTGATCGACCTTTCCAGAATCCGCTATTTCTTCATCAGGGAGAGAAAATAATCTTAACATTATTTTACCTATTTCAGTGTCTGTAATGTCCTTTTCCTCTTTTTGAATAACCTGAATAATTCTATCATCTTTTTTTATAAATTGGCCTGTTGGTTTTTTATCTTTATCGTATACATCATAAATATTTTTATCCATAAATTTACGCTTAACTATAAGCATTCTTCTATTTTCTTTATCATATATTTTAATAAAATTTCTTCTCTTTTTAGAAAAACTGGTTCCTGAATAGAGTTCCCTTTCAGTATCGTCGTCTAGAGCTCCAGTCTCAGGCAGACCTTTATCTTTTTGAAATTTCATTAAAGTTGCTTTAGTTTCTCCATAAAAGAGACCATCAATTCCATATACTGGAAGCTCGTATCCTTTATCAACTAGGGCCTGTTGCATTCGTTTAACGTCTTCTGATTCTGAACCATATTTTAAAGTTCCTCCTTCTGAAGATGATGAAGAAATATCTCTACCTGCCCCTGATAGATATGGAAGAGGATCAACATGGTCCCCATTGAGAGATTTTCTGATTTCAAAGTGTAGATGTGCCCCTCTAGAATTTCCAGCCCCTCCTTCTACTCCTTGATCTCCGCCTGACTTTCCTATGATCTGACCCTTTTTGACGCTATCACCTGCCTGGACATCCATTTGAGAAAGATGAGCGTATAAAGAATAGAGGGTTTCACCGCCTACATCATGTCGAATTAATATCACGTTTCCATATCCATACTTATCTGACATATCGGCACGTTCAACGGTTCCGTCTGCAATTGATACAACACCTGCCCCAGTTGGAATACCTAGATCTATTCCTTTATGCATTCTTCCCCACCTAGGTCCAAATTTTGAAGTTAAAGTGGCTTCAGATGCTAGTGGATAATTAAATTTTCCTTCTCCAGAATCTGATTCTTCAGGTTCAGTTTTAGGTGCTCCTAATATATTTCCAGATTCATCAACATAGTTTTTTAAATCTTTATTCTTAAGTCCAATATGTACATGTTCATACCACGTTCTGCCGTCTGATGGCCGACCGATATGACCGATGAGTTCACCTTTCTTTAGTTCATATCCACTTTTAATTGAAGGTTCTAAACTTCCAAGATGAGTGTAGAACACCTTTTCATTGAATTCTGATGCCGTTACCGTGACATGCCAACCATATACTTTCTGATTAGATGAGTTAGATAATTTTACTGATTTAACTTTACCGTCAAATATCGAATATACTGGAGTTCCTGCTTTTGCCATGACATCCCATGCATTATCAGATTCCCAATTACCAAATGCCCTTTTACCATGTGCATCAGGTCCGCCACCCCATGTGAATTTTTTGTTTCCAACCAAGTGGCTAGATGAGGTTGCAGATTCGTTAATTGCTTTATGATATTTCCAAGGATTTATGAAATCGTGCATCTATTTGATTAATTTTTATTATTTATTTAGGAAAGGCGGTCTAGAATTATCATTTGAGATCTGTGTATCATTCCATAAGCATCTCGGATTGGAACAAATCCTGCCCAGTCTACTTCTTCTAATTGTAATTGAGATTTAGGAACTTTAAGATCTATAAGATCTATTTCTGAAAGATCTTGAATTAGCATATTAAAATAAATCAGCTGGCCTGTCAATTTACCTGAATCATCATACTTATATGACTCCATAGGACTGAGATCTAATTGATTTGAAATCTGATCAGGTCTAATAATGATTCCAGTTTCCTCCCTCATTTCTCTGATTGCGGCTTCAAGAGGATCTTCACCCTCTTCTATCTTTCCTTTAGGGATGCTTAAATTGTTTTTATGCCAGCTTGAATTAGTAGAGTGGACCAATAGGATCAAGTCAAGATACTTAATGGCGATCCCAGCGGCTACTCTAGGCTTATTCATAGATTCATTAAAGGATTTAAAATTTAAGATCATTATTCTTATTTGCTAAATATTTTGCTCTATTTAATTGTTCTCTTCTTTTTTGAGATTTAGAAATAAAAGTTTTTCTGTTTCTCAATTCATCGTGTATTTTATACTTATCCATCCTTTGACGATAAGTTTTTAAAACTGATTCTATTTTTTTATTTTTAACCTCTACTATTATCATTTTTTAAATAATTTTGAATAGTCCATAGAATACTTACTCTTGATTAATTTAGAATCAAAGTATTTCCTTTTATAATAATCTGAAAGATCTTCATCTAATATTCTATTTTTAACCCAAGGTGGGAGTTTGGAATTATAATGATCTTGATATATGTTATTATATACTGTATATGCCTGATGAGGATTTAAATTTAAATTTTTATTTAAATCCGAAAGATATATTTTTCCATCTAATGATTCGATTAAATCTATATTAAATACATCTAATTTATATGATTCATATAGATCATTGACAATGTCTTTTATTTGATTCGAATGTTTAAATGAATTAAGATCCATATCAAATGACATGTTGTTAATCTTTTCTTCTCCGCATATGGGATAATTTTTAAATGCGACTATTTTAAAACGAGTCCGGGGCTGAGGAGATTCAGTAAACATTTTATACCGAGTCTCAGCTTGCCTGAGTTTATGCAACGTTTTATATAAATCTGATTTATTACCATTTGATGCAGTAACTGGAAACTTTAATAATTTAACATTTTGAATATTATCAACCGCGTTAGGAATCCAGTTTTTATTTTTAAAATCAGAAAAGACTTCATTTAAAGATGGAGTAATAGCTGAATTATAAGTGCTAGAATTGGACTCATTGATTCGGATTGAATCAAAACTAAAATTATCACATAAAATTATTGGAATATCAGATTCTAGAAGATCGTATTTATTTTCTATGTGTTTAAAATATTCATGGCTCGGTTTATTCTGGCAAGCCAGGCCTATTTTTTTAAAGAATGCTATTTTATAGTCAGTGTGTCTTTTTACATAGTCATCAAATTTATGAAATTTCATAATAACTTTATTGATTTTTATTATTTATTTTTAGATAAATAAAATAAAATACTGATAATGGGTAAAACTTATAATTCTTGGAAATCAGTTAACGAATGGAATATTTTTAATAATCCAAAAAGAGGAAAACAGGTATTTACTTCCCCGTCTGGTCAAAAACAAAGAATGGCTTTTAAAATTCAAGATGATTTTAATTTCATTATCAAGCTTTTCAGATTTTCAGACGTTATAGATCAAAAAGGAAATATAACTTCATTAGGAATGGACTCGTTAATTAAATTCTTTAATGGACAATCGGACATGACTAACGTTTATGGCCCGTTTGATAGTTCTTTTTTCCAAAAAAAGTTTTTACTCTATACAGTATTAGAAGACTCAGCCGACAAAGATAAAATTCAATTTACTATCATTAGTAGGAATATTTATCCAAAATTAGGCCCTCAGAATATTATGGTAAATGCTATGAATTTAGCAAATTTAATAAGCGCAAATCAGCCTGAGGACGCTGAAATAATTCAAAATATACAGATTAATCGAGAAAAAGTAAAGGATAAAGATATTGAAGAGCCTGAAAAATTGAAAGACGATGTCAAGAAGGAAGAGGCAGGCGGAACCGATGCTACTGAAAAGGAATTAGGAAACAAATTTAGATACACCATGAGATCAAATGGCAAACTTTATTTAATGGAGTTTGCAGCAGGAGGAGCGATAGACGCTCAAGTAATAGGAGAAGGACATCCGAATGGAGCAATATCATGGGAGGGATCTAGATTGATGTGGTATACTGATGCTGATTCAGTTGATAATATATCAGTCTATTCTAAATGGATTGATGAGGATATTCCCCTGTACACGGATACTGAAATAAATAATCCTGCGGATAAAGAATTTTTGTCTAAAATATTTACAGATGATGCATTTAGAAAAAAGGTAATCGGTGAATATGAAAAGGAATTTGGAGAATCTGAAGTTAATTCTACAACTATAAAAAAGATGCTATTCTTTAAAGATGGTACTCCTATATTTCCAGAAGAAATAAAGCAACCAGTTCAATCCTCAACTATTGATTCTAATACTGAAGATAATGTAGTTGAAGAACCTAAAGAAGACGAGGACTATGAATGGGTTAGAAAAGAAGAAACAAAATATTTCTAAAATAATATGTATAACGTAAATAATTATAAAAGATACGGTAATTTTTTATACGAGGACCTGAATATTTCTCTATCTGATGATTTAAATCCAAGATTGAAGCAATATCTGACCAATCAAAAATTAATAGACTTTTTAGCTGATAATTTTGATACTGTACCCGATGGACAGGAAGGTCAGATTCAATTAAATAACGAAGATTATGGAATATTAAAAGAAGATAAGCTGTTTGTAAAAGTTGATAAGTCTAATCCTAAAGATCCTAAATTCTACTTATGGATCATGAATGATCAATTTTTATTCGGTGATGTTAATTTCGATATTGCAGCGACTCTATTAAAGCAAGCTGGAGATGAAGGAGGAACGATCGGGTATGTAGGAAATTTGTTAGGATCATTAATAGGATTGGGAGATGCTGGAGATTCCGGAACTGACGAAGACACAATAGTCGCAGTAGCAGGAGCAATGGCATCAATTGCTGCTGAAAAGAGTCAAGATCCGATGCTATATTTTTCTAAATTAGCTGAGACTTTTTCTAAAAAATACGGACAAGATCTAACTTCTTTCTTAGAAACTGAATTTTCAGGAGGGTCAGAAGTGGCAGCTCTTAACGCATTTAGAAGACCGATATCAGCTTCAACCGCTAGAGGTTTAAACATTCCAATGATTCTATTTGATGTTGCTTTAACTGCAGTTACATTTGGAGCTGGCACTGTTTTAAAAGCAGGGGTTCCAGCCGGAGCCAGAGGAGCAGCTGCAGCTACTCGTGCAGGTGAAGGTGCATTGGCCGCAACACGAGCAGGAGAAGCAGCAGGAGCTGCCGCAAGAGGAGCTGAAGCAGCAGCAGCCGGAGTCCGAGGAGCTGAAGGAGCAGTGATTGCTGGAGATGCAGCTTTAACTGGAACAAAAGGAGTTATATCCCGGCTTAAAGGATGGGCGGGAATTGGAAAAACCAAACAGATTAGTAATATTGAGCAGGAGATCAAAGTCGGTCAGCAGATCATGTATAAACAAAAAAATAAAATGGTTCCACACAAAGTAACTGGAATAACTCAAAATGGAGTTCAGCTTCAGGCTTTAAGCGGACCTAAAAATACTTTCATAGCTGCCGCCGATAAATTTGTGTTAGAAGTTCATCCTAATCTTGCAAATAGAATTCTTAACCGAGCAGGATTAAATACAACTAAAGCCGGTTTAATACTTGCAACTACTAAAATTAATAGCATTGTAGGTGCAACCTCTTCAACCGTAAGTCAGCCTGCTGGATTCTTTGGAAAAGCTGGAGAAATTATGGGATGGTACGATACATTTACAGCAGATGCAGGATCTTTTGCTGCATCTCTTCAAAATAAAACTGCTAAAGAATTAGCAGAAATGCTATTCGATCTTAAAAAAGGAACTGGATTCTTCGGTAATACTACTAATCAAGAGGAATTAGCAATGGCAGTTATCATAACCAGCCTTAGCCCTGAAGGAGCAAGACAGGTTCAAGCTGAATACTCTAAAATAGATACTGAGATGTCAGTGTACGCTCTCTTAGCTGATGAAATTGGAGGAGAAGTTGGAATGTTCGCTAAGGCATATTGGACAGGAATAACCGGTGAAGGTACAGAATATGTATCTGCAATCAGAAACGTTAGGGCTAAATTAAGAGCTAAATAATCACCATTTAGAGTAGGGAATCACGTGTTTAAACTTGGTAGATTCAGATATATCTTTTTTAACAGTTGTTTCCTCTTCAGAATCTTTTAATTCAGGTGGAGTATCAATAGATAATTTCATTTCTTCATAATAATCAGGATTATCCGCGTGTACATTTGAATACCATTCTGCAACTTCAGGAGGTAATTTATCTTTTTCTCCACTTGTATAGTATACAACATCAACTATTCTAGGAAGATTAAATTTTTTGGCATAATAATCCAAATTATTTTGTAAAACTGGAACCGCATCATTATTTTCAAACGCATCTATATAGGGTACGCTGTATGATGCGTCTGGATTTTCTTTTAATTCTCGATCCATAATCTCTTGCATCTTCTGTTGAACTGCAGCATTTCCAAATAGTTCATATTCTCCTTCACTAAACTTTTTAGTTTGTCCGAAATGTCCAATCAATTTAAGAACCTGTTTCCCAATGAACAGGGGTACCATTTTACCAATTGTAATAGTTCCGAAAATCTTTCCAAACTTGTTTGCCTGACCGTATGTGTTACTAACTCGATTCATAAGACCTCCCACCTCTCCATAAAAGGAGTTTGCATTCATTTTAACACGACTCATCTCTGAAGTCAGATTCGTACCATATCTAGCAGAGATAAAATCAGTTTCTTTTAGAAATTCAGCGTCCAATTTAACCGCAGTTCCACTTTTAGTATTTACAATTAAATCGGTTCCTTTTGCTTCAATTCTTGCTCCATCTGAAGCGGCAGCCATAAAGAAATCATCTAGTTTTTGAACTTTGGCAGCATCTAATAATTGAGGAATGTTAGAAGCAAATTGATTCATTTTAGCAGAATAGGTTCCAAACATGTCAGCTATTCCTTCAAAAAAGGATCTTAAGGGTTTACCTACAAACGGGATCCATCCAACCACTGTTCCTAGAAAATCTCCAAAGAACTTAGCTATTAAATCTCCTATTGTTCCTAAAACCCCCTTAGTGCTTTTTCCAATATAGTCCAGGGCTTTCCAACTTTCAGGTCTAGCTGCTGCTGCTAAATTTATCGCATCTTTAGACATTTTAGCTGATCCACCTGCAACACCTCCGGCTGCTCCCATGTAACGGGTACTGATTTGTAAAACCTCAGCTCCTGCTTTGGATCCTTTAAACCAGCCTTTGAAAAGATCCCCAGCAAATGGAAGAGCTGCACATATAAAATTGATTAGTGCAAGTAACCATTTACCTCGAATCATATAAATTATTCCATTGATGATATCCGCTATTAATCCTACTGGCTCAAATGCCGATCCAAAAAGTCCAACTAAATCTAGAACAAAGTGAAGAATTCCAATTGGGGATCCTCCTTCAGTCAATGCACTTAGTAAGCCTTTCAGCATTCCTAATATTCCACCACCTCCCCAGTCCCCTTGAGAAGGGGAAGCTGCTCCGCTTACTGCAGCTAGAACGTCGTCTCCAGCTTCAGAAGAAGCAGGTGTAAATTCTCCAGATGCGGAAGAAGTTGGAGTCTCATCAAAAAATGACATGACATCATCAGCAGTTTTTCCAATATCAAACGGGAGAGAAATATCGCTCTCGTTCACTTTCTTGAATCCAAATTCTCGAATCACTTTACTATATGATTCATTTAGTTTAGTGATCTCAGATTGAGACATGTGATTGAGGGACTCACGAACGATAGAATTAACTCCTCCCATCAGGTTTTTATAATAGTCAGTGCTTGTTACGATTCCTCGTTTAAGAATCATATCCAATTCAAGTTGGAATCTTAGATCTTCCGGAACCGACTCTTCAATCTTATTTAGGAAGTCGCATTCCTTTTTAATGGTTTCTAAACTAAGGGCCTTTGATAATTTATCCGCGTGCCCAACTAGTGCCTCATTAATAACAGAAGATAAATGGTTCAACTCAGAATAAGAGGAAACATGATTCATATTTAAAGATCTTTTTATTATTTATTCTTTTTTATAGAATAAAAAAAACCTCTTAGCAGAGGTTTGACGGTGGAATCAACTAAAAAGTCTCTTTAGCTCCTGCCTCTGTCTTCGAATCAGATCAGGAGAATAGGCAGCAATCAATCTTTTAATGTCATTCTGACTGGAAACATAGAGAAGATCTCTTAAAACCGGATCCTGTATTATTTCTCGATTAGGATCGTATTCGATTTGAATTGCAGCAAGACAATTAGAAGCAAGAGTCTCATACAATCGATAGGTTTTAACGTTATCTAGATGCTCTTCATCTCCAGTTATTAATGAAACTTTAACCAGATCTAAGGTCTTCATTAATTCTCCATGCTCTAGTTTTTTCATAAACTCAGCCTGAACTCGATCTGACTTATATCCAATTAGTAGATTTTGAGTATCTGTTGGAAAATATTTTCTGATTTGATTTTCTCTAAACGATCCTCTCTTATCTCCATAATATACAAGGTCCCATTTTTTCTCTACATCTTCTTTAATTAGGTCAAGATCTACACTCTCAAAACGGTGTTTAAAGATGTAAGTGAACCAGTCGACGTGAAGATGATTTTGAGGCTGCCAACCTAGATATTTAGATACATCTTTTCCTGAAAAAAGATAGGTGGCAGTTTGGATTATGGAATCCCATTTATCTACAGATTGAGTGCATAACTGAAACCTATCAGATATGATCTTAGCATAATTGATTGGAGGTATTCTTGGATCATTAACTAACATATAGATCTTTCCTCGGTAATTAGCAAGATCGTTGCATATTTTTTCGCAATGTTCTCCCATTACTCCTCCAAAAAAATTGGCGGTGCTTAATTGAAGAATCACGGCTCCGTATTCTGAAAAATCAGTATCAGTATAATTGATATAAAAATCCAGGTCTTTGGTATTTCTATTTTTGTATCCGACAACATCAACTTGAGCCCCTTTCTCTTCCATCATTTTTTTAATGAACATGGCTTCTAACCCTCTATGATTCTTATCATTGTAGGTCAAGTTAGCAAATACTGAAGTGATCGCTATTCTCTGTTTCATTTTTCGTTAATATAGTTATCTAATCCTTGAATGTATGCAACTGCATCTAATAGATTATCCCTTTTATGATTATAGGATTCTCTAGAAAACTTGAGAGCAATGAGTGCTTTAAACATATCTGCTCCGGTTACGTTTAATCCTGTCATACCATTAAATATCATGGCAGCGCGATCCATTCCTTCTGAAAAAGGGCCGTACATTCGATCAGATTCTTCGCTTCTATTATTTACGATCTGATCTGCTTCTTTTAAAATTGATTCTTGATTCATATTTATATTATACTATAAATTCTATTCCAGTTTCAAAAGACATAAAAAAACCTGCGTTAAGCAGGTTTTTATTCTTTTTTAAATAGGTAGGATGTCCCTTTAAAATTTATTTTTTAATAACTCCTTTAGCGATTAAAATGTCCTTTTTAGTAACTTTACCGTCTCCGCTCATATCTGGAAATTTTCCTCCTTTTTTAGATTTCTTTTTGGATTTTTCCTCTTTTTCTTTCTCTTCTTTTTTCTCTTTAATAGCTTTAGCTTCAGCTAGGACATCAAATTTAATCAAGTCAACTTTAACGTATTCTTCTTTAAGATTAGAAATTGTAACATTGATTGATTCCTTTACTTTTTCTAGTTTCTTTTTAGAATCAGTATCCGTATCATCTGATCCAATTGCATCTTCTAATTTTTTAGCTGATACTTCTAATTTTGAAATATCTTGAAGAATCTTATTCTTCTTGCCTTCTGCTACTTTTCTTAATTTAGAAGCTTCATTTATTTCAGATTCAAAGATTGAACTTACGTCGTAGTTGAATTTGTTCATACAGTGCTCGTATAGAGACTGTCCAGTAACACGACTCCATTTTCTCTCTACTTGATTTAGTTTCTCGCATAATATTTTAGTGCCTTCTAATTCAAAAACTGTAGATTCACTTAAAGTTCGATCGTTCTTGATATTTTTAATAAATTCAAAATTACAGATTAGGTTTTGATTTTCTAAAATAGCTTTAACATCTGATCTTACTGGGGCAGGGTATAGAGCAAGAGCCTCATTTAAATTAACAGACGCGGCATCAGTAACTTTTTTTCCATTGATCTTTAATTCCAGGTCTCTTTTAAAATTAGGAGTAAATGAGATTTTAAAATCTTTAATTGAAGAACTCTCAACCCCTTCATAGATATCATACGGCATGAATCCTAATTTAACATAAGATTCGCAAACTCCGTAAAATTTAGGAAAATTTTGTTTAACCCAGTCAGGATTAACAGTTGATACTCTAAATCCTCCGGTTTTAATATGAACTCGATCTTCTCCTGCAGCTAATTTAGACTCAGTTAATTTCATGAATCGATCATCAGTGTAAATTAAAAGTCCACCCTTAATCTTTCTAGCTGGAGCAATAGTATTTCGAACTACAGTATCTCCATTTCCATTTCCTAAATAGAATGAACCAAACTTTTTAGATTCAAGAATTCTTAAGTTTTCAACTAGAGCATTAACAATAGGAAGGTTAGAAGTTCCATACTTTAAGTTGATGATGTCCGGAGTGTAAGTTCTCTCAGCTAGCATTTGCTTTAATTCTTTAGAAACGGATTCGTATATTGGACTATTCATTCGATCCATCGACCAAATAGCATTCAACATTTCAAATCCAGAAGGATTGTTCTCTAAAACTTTAGATATTTTATTAACTGACTTCTTGATTGAAGATTCATGTAAATGTTGGCTAAATTCTTTTATGAACGGAGGATAAAGAGTAAATTCAGATGCTCCATTTTGGATTGCACCTAGATAATTTTCAACCTTTGTCATGATGATTGGATTAGAATAAGCAGTCGATTCTTTGATTGACTTTAATTCTCTTTCCAATCCTCCTATTTTATATAGATTTTCAATATATGAATCTATTGTTTTAGAATTTGCAGAAAACTGATGTAGGATAACGTCTAAATTTTTATTTTTTAGATGTCGATTTACCCCTTTTAAACTCTCGTTTAATTCATGATATATTTTATCGTAGTTATCGCCTGCGTTAATTGATTTATTTGCTGATTCAACTACCATTTTAATCAACGAGTTTGTCTTAAAACTTGAGTTGCTAGTAAGTTCAGCTAATACGTTATTTACGAAATCCTTCATTTCTATGTAAATTATTTTATTTTATTTATCTTATTTTTTAGAGAATATTCTAAATTAAATCTTTATTTGGTAGATTTAGATCCAGAATTATTTGTATCCGTTTTAATTTTTTTAGGATTAGGTACGCCAATTCTATTCACAACTCCCGCTACTGCCTTATTTTTAATTGGATTAAGTTCTTCAACTTTAGGCTTTTTAGAGTTGAGCTTAACATTTAGTTTGTCTATTTTTTCCTCTACCTTCTTAATCATTTCTTCTTTTTTATTTCTAGCTTCAGCTTCGGCTTTAGCATCGGCAATAGCTTGATCTACATCTGATTGTTCTGAAACCAGTCTCCATTGTCCAGAATATAGAAGAGTCTCAGTTCCATCTTTAGCAACTGATGTAAGATAAATTGTGCGGTTAACGGAGTTAACAATTTCAGAACTGTTAGCCTTCTTAACAATAAACAGGATTTCTCCAACTGAAAGATTTTCAGTACTTGGATCATTTTTATTATCAATTGACACTTTTCCTTTACTGGTTTCAAACACTAATCTGAAATTTGACGCATTAAGATTTAAATCCAAAGGTATTGGGTTTTGATTAATCACATTATATACTTTTAATCTTACAGCGTTATCGAATGGAGTTAGAACAAATCTTAATGCTCCTTGTTTAAATATCACCTGATCTTCAATATCGGTTTTATCGGCGATCGCACTTACGTTGGCTATAGAAATATTGTTATTACTAAAAAATACTGGGACGTATTCTACGACTGTTATGGGAGCAGCTACAGGTTGAACTAATTGCGGAACTGTGGGATCTGCAATAGCGACGGTCGTAGTTGCAGTAGGCTGGACCGTTATTTGAGTTGAAGTAATTCCAGTTTGAGAATTAAAACCTGGAGCAAAACTAGGTTCAATGAATAGATTAGTAGCCTCGAGATTGGTTTTTATGATCTTATTGTAAATCTTCTGAGACTGAGGCTCGTCAGTTAAAGGTATAATGTTTAGGTTCTTTCCATATTTCTTTGGAGAAAGCAGAGAAAACGAGGCTTCGCGTATGATCTGTTCTCCAGTTCGAGTATTAGTCAATCGACAAAGCAAGTCGATTGACATGCTCACAGCAGATCCTGCATTTCTTAATACTGGGCGATACAATAGAGGTTCGTCAAATTTCTCTTCTTGGAATATTACCTGTTTAGAAGTATTTATGAATGATGATCCGATCTGTTCGAATACGCTCAACTGATGGATGATTATCCAGTTATCCGAAGGGTTTCTTCTATTTAAAATTGAAATCAATTCCTCAGGAAACGCTGAATTAAATGTGAGATAATATTCTATAAAATCGCCACTTGTAGATTCTCCGACAAAGGCTCCTACTGTATCAAATTCATTACTTTGAGATATAGAAGATTCAAAATTTTGGCTAGATTCAAATACGTCGTATTTAACATTTAAAGCAGTAGATAATACTTCTTTTCTTCCGCATTCAGTTAAACTTATATTGATTGGATTATTATATATAAAACCTGAATATCCAGTATCAGTCGGAGTTATAGCTGCTGAAAATGTAGTAGAAGGATTTAAGGAAATATTAAATTCTTCATTTATATTTTTAATAGATGGGACTTTTATATCTATAAATTTATCATAGGTCGCGTTACCTATAAATAGGGGCCTAGGATTAAAAGTTATAATTTCGTTAATCGTATCATTTGAAACTAAAATACGAGCAAAGACGTTATTTCTCCCATCATTCATTTGATTAGTGACACTTAAAATTATCCCTGCAAGGGGATTTAATTGAAATCCTGATATAAAATGGAACCTTACTTTATCGTATACAACATTAAATCCATTTACTGGAGACTCACTTATCTTATCATCGTATATTAAATAATTAGGAATCTTTTCAGAATCTAAGTATGCAAATTTACCGTTTCCTATTGAAACAGCTGTTAGGTCCCTAATATTTCTAGTAGAATTAATAGCCGAATCCGGGTTAAAAATTTGATATGAATTAGAATGTTCATTAATTAATAGAGTAAAATCTTCACTCAAAAAGTTAATTGAGTTTAATGGTTCAAACATGTATTCTACAATACAATAAGGAGTAAGATTTATAAATCGACTTTGCATTTAAATTTTATTTTTTCTTTTCTTTTACAAATTTATAGTAGTAATGTAATCCCACATAATTATTAGACATTGCATTTAATACTAAGACATTATTTTTATAGTATATACCTCCTCCTATTGAAATCGCTCCTTGATTAGTTGTGAGACTTTTAAAGAATCCACCTCCAAATACCAAACCTAAATTAGTATATTCTATAGGTTTTACAATTTTATCAGGAGGCAGGCTATTCACAGTCATTGAATCAACTAATAGCCAACTAGGTCCGATTAATTTACTACTCCACATTCCTTTAGATGTTTCTGTTAAAATCACCTGAAGTGGCAATTTTCCAAATTTCCATTCTCCTAAATAAGTTAAATTTTTAGTGTGAATTTTACCGTTCCAATTGATAAAAGATTCGCTTGAATTAGGATATTTAAGATCTAATTTTATGATATTGCTATCAACAGGATCCGGCTCTACATCTCCTTGAGAAATTTCATCTTTTAAAGAAATGATTGAATTATTGATCATTAGGAGTCTTTCTCCTTGGTTTGTTATCCTCTCATATAATTCGATATTCTGTTTCTTTAATTGTTCATTTAATTCCTTTTGAGTCTTAAAAAAATTAACTAGTTTAGAATACTGGCCATCATCGTCTTTTTTTAGCCGATCAGCTGCTAATATGTCACGCTGTGCTTGACTGATCTGGTCCTTTAAATCCTGTTTTAATTTTTGATTCTCACAGTGACTGACTATTAATAGAAATATCAGTACTATTACTCCTATAAAAATAAAATTTTGTCTTACTTCTTTCATATTGTTAGCATTTTAAGCAATTCAGAATAGTCTAATTTTCTTCCTATTTGCTCTTCTATTTTATTTATAGTTTTTTTTTCTTGTTCTCTAAGTAGATTAAGATCTTCTATTACTCTGGATTTTTGGAATTCAATTTCAATTAATTGATTGTTTAAATCAGTTAATTCATCATGAATTTTAGAATAGGTAGAACGAATTTGATCTAATTCTTGGAGTTGCGATTGATTCAACATATATTTAATTTTAATTTATTACTTTTACTTCTAAAGGTCCCATTAATAAATCTTCTAATCTTCTCAGTCTCATTGATACCTCTGAAAGATCTACATAATTTCCTCCAACTGATGAATTGGTCATTGCGGTTTGAGATCCTTCATTAGTTGTTTGATTTGCAACATTATTGGATACCAAGGTCTCAGTGACTTGATTATTGACTGGATTTACTTCATTGTTTGTTTCATTCTTTAATTCTTCATTTGAATCCTGTGAAGCCGAGTTAGTATTAGTCGAAGTATTATTGAATGTATTAATTGGAGCAACCTTTTTATCTAAACCAACTGGATTTTTATTCACTTCTAAATTATCTGATTCTTTTAAAATCTCAGTTGATTTATCATTTTTATCAGTTGATACATTATTAGATTCAGTGGACATTGAGCTATTTAGTACTGTTTCTTTACCAAAGTATGAATTAATCATTTGTAGATCTTCTGCATTTCCAAAATCATTTAATGATATTGCATTAGCATCAGCATCTGTCAGAGACTTAGTTACTGTAGTAGTATTTTTATTAAGCTCTTCTACTGTGTTAGTATACGATTCTAGATTATTAGACACTTCTTCTAATTTATCTGTAGTGTTGTTTATTTCTGAAGTATTAGATTCAGAATTAGATGAATTTATATTATTATTATTATTATTTTGAGTCGAAGAAATTGGTGTTGAAATTACAGGCTCTCTCGATTCTTTCTCATTTATAACAGTAGTGTCCTCAACAATTTTATTACTCACATTCGATACTATGTCTTCGGTTACTTGATCTGAATTGATCGCTGATTTCTCCTCAGTACTTGAACGAGCCAGTTGCAAAATCTGTTCTAGATTGGATTCAGATTCAGCAACCGTCATGGTTTTTTTGCCAAAAATTTCATCTACTATATTAGATGATATGTTCTCAGTAGTCTCGTTCAATATAGGAGCAGCATCTTCTATAATTTCCGCTGCTGGATTAACAGGGTTTATGACGGTAGATCCCCCTGAGGATGGTTGAGAGACATTTGTTACTTCTGAGGTATTTATTTCCTTACTATCATCTATATTATTTTGAGTATTATTTTGATTAATAACTGTCTCATTGACGGTAGAAGTATTATAAGTAATATTGTTAATTGTCCCGGATTGAGATCCAGAATCTTCAGATTTTATGTCACTTGGAGAATTTATGGTAGTCTCTGAAGCAGATATGTCGCTTGGTAAAACTTGAGATTCAACCGCAGGGCCCTTGGTTTCTATAGTTTCAGAGCTTTTGGTTATTTCTTCGGACTCAGTTTCTGTTGGATTTATCGGACTCTTTCCTTTCTCTGAATCAGGTTTAGTTTCAAAGAAATCAGTGCTTAGAGTTTTAACCTCTTTTTCAGCCTGGTTTAGATTTTCAGTTTCATTTATAGGTGCTCCTCCCCCTTTTTTAGGAAATATTGCGCCTTTAAACTCTTTGCCAATCTGTTTAAGCTGATCTTTAAAACTTAATTCATTAAAATTTTTATAGATATCGCTTATCTGTGTGAGTTTGACGATGTCTGGATAAATTTGCGTATAAAAAGGGGTCGATTCCTTTGACTCTCCGTGAAACAGATACGGTATGTTTAAATCAAGCTGCATATCAGCTTTCCAGTATTTAAAGTTTCCCATTTCCTCTGGGCTTACCCCGGGCCCAGCGTTCAAAACATTATAGCTATTATCGATAGCTACAAATGCATCTCTTAATTTCTTATTAGATAGGTTATCTCTTCCCATATCAGTGACATTGGTACGGGTACCAACTCTGATTTCCATTAATTGACCTTTTTGAAAAAATAATTGAACATCCCCTCTAGTAAGAAAATCAAAGACTACATCTTTCATTATACGCTCGGATGTCCAAACAAAACCTAAAGCTTTTAAATCTTCAATATGGGAGCTAGTAAAATCCTTGATTTCTGCCATGAATTGATCTTATTTTTATTATTTATCTCAATTTCAAATGGCTAGGAAGATTGACAGAAGGGGCAGGCTGATTTGGATTATCAGCCATATTTAGAATATTATCATTCTCCTTTTCTATATCTTTATTGATTATATTTAAGAGAAGGGAGTACTCCATGTATTCCATTTCATATAGGGTATCAAAGCTTTGATTAAGCTTCACTGCCAAGCGAGCATTTAGCTCAAATAAGTTCATCAAGTCCAGCTGAAACAATGAAAATATCTTTGGTAGTGAAGCTTCCTCCCAAAAAAATGTGACTCTCCACTCCTGACTTACATTTTTCACAAACAGTAGTTGCCCTATTTAAAGAAGCCTTCTTTAAAGCCTCAGTAAATTTATGAATTATCATAAATTTCTGTTTATTCCAGTTTATAGAGTCAATTTTAAAATTTCCAAGGTCATCCATGCTTATTTTTCTCCAATTATTTACCAAATAAGGTCCATAAGAATAAAATGCGCTGTCTACTTCTTTTCCGTTTTGGATGTCTATCTTTCTTTTTTGTGAAAATTTAGAATTCATGCCTATTGTTGGCATGTAAAATACTAAAGTTTCACCTAATTTTTCTGAAGGAACAACAAAACATCTGTTTTCTTCCGAATACCATTTTAATATCTCGTCTGGAATCTCAAAACCTAGTAGATTTTGACTGATGACCTGAGTTCGGTTTACATGTCCGCACTTATTGTTGTTACATTTTATATTTGCAAACAATTTATTTTCTTGATTTGGAAAAGTAAGCTCATAAATTCTAAAAACGATGTGATATTTGTCGACTTCATTAAAGTCGTTAAAATTTAAGGGCATAGATCCACCTTTTATCTTGAATTTTGTGCAAGAATTTAGGATAAAGTTGATTTTTTCTCTAACATCGATCGGATCGTGCTCATCCATGGTTGACCAGTGTCTAATTTCTTTGGTTTTAGCCGATCTGATCATAAGTTCAGCATTCAAAGGATAGAACATTCCCTTTGATGGTAAAAGATCAAAGCTTAGGATCTTCCACGGTGACTCTTCAACTGCTGACATTTCCATTTGTTGATAGCTGGAAGCTTTTCCTAGACTTTTAACCGGTTCCGATTTAACTTCTTCGACCTGATTAATCCCATTTTGACGATCTAGCTCATTTAAATAGCCAAGGGCCTCGTCTTCATCTATTTTATCAAATTCTGACATAAATATTTATGATTTTTTTATATTATATACAAAAATAGGCAATCAGTTTTAAAAACTGACAATCTTTTTTAAAAAATTGATTAGGAATTGACGAATTGAGAAAAACTTAGTGCCCGGTATGATTCAAACACTCTTTCCATAGTGTCTACATATATTTCCTTCTTTTCTAGTGTCTTAGGGTCCCGGATAAACACCTTTATCGTCTTATCTCTTCTGTTTACTTTGATAGAATCTAATTTTCCAACTACGGTTCTTCCATTTTCAGTTCCGATCGTAGAATTTACAACGATTCCTCTTATTCTATCACCCGGTTTAAAGTGATACTTAAGCATATTGATATTCAGTTCAAACTGGCTCACTCCGGGGTCAGATTTTCTAGACATATCACTTAAAGGTACGTTTTTGATGGAAACGCCAGGGGTAAATTGACTTCGGCCAACTACAAAGTTGAAATCTCCTTTTTCTCCATAAAAAGGAAGACCTCTCATCCCATCTTGTCGCTGGAACGAAGTAAAAGTTCTATTTTCGTTTAATCCGTTCATTAATATACAGTAGGTAGAGTTCTCTTTCTGTGGCCAAATATTTTATAAGACACTGGAGCCGTAACTGGGTCTCCCGCTACATCCGTCCATTCAAATTTCTTTAACCATACAAACATTTTAGGATTATCGATCAGGTAATCAGTAGGATAAACTGGAGCGTTCGCATCGTTATTATCTAATCCCCATATTTTGATATAGGCAGATCCTGGTACATCAACGAACTCCATCATATAGATCGGTCCGTAGGTGTTTCCTATTTTGTCTACAGCTGCAGGCCCACCTACTTGAAAATATCCAAGAGTTGTTGGTTGTCCAGGTGCTGCTCTTCGGTCAGTGCTGATAAACACTGGAGAATAATCTAAATCCGGACTAGCGGTTGATGCGTGTGCTAATTCTATAATTTCAGTTGCGCTTTCTAACATATTTTATTATATTTTTCCATATATTAATAATCCTCTTAATCTGGTTTGAAAGTCAGAATTTGGGTTTATTACTTTTATTTTATTTATTAATTGATCAGGCTGGTTTGTTTTTGGATTGGCAAACATCATAAATAGATTGTGTAGATAATATCTTTTGTATTGTAAAGATTCACCGTCTTCAATCCACAGTTCAACTGATTTATTGGTTAATAATATTTCTTCTCCGTTTGTATCGTTTGATGGATAACTAATGTATAGTAAAATTCCTCTTACATAATATTTGCTATCATCTAATTCAGATGGAGATCCTATAGATTCCAGTTGATTATTAAATAGAGTTAACTCTTGCTCAGGCTCTAGATTTAAATTGATACATGAATGTCCATCAGATAAATACGCAAAATCAGTTAAACAAAAGTCAGATATTATCTTCTCTTGCTCTACTATTTTAAAACACTTGTCATTAAACAATTGTAAAACGGCTTGTGGTCCGTTTCCTCCGCAGCATTCGCAAATATCATTAATATTGGGTATCATTCATGACTTATTTTTTTAAGATTCTCCTCATCTTTGGACTTAGACCTGGAGCGCTTTTAGTATCCTTCTTTATACTATTTATATCGTCAGATTCAGATATTTCAGACTCTTCTAAATAAGGAGTAAAAGCTAGAGCACTGGGTTCATCTATAAGATCTTCTTCAGTAATAATTGGTAATTTACCTTCTTCTCTTAATTCTCTTACTTTATCCCAAACTCTGTCGGCTTCGTTTTGTAAATCAGATTTTTCGTATTCCTCAACAGTTTCTTTAGAATCTTCGATGTTATCTTTTTCGTCATATACGATAGGATCTGTTTCTATTTGACCAAACTGAATGTAAAAGTGAAGAGCTGTAAGTGACATAACAGGAAGAGTTCCACCTTGAACGATTGCTAATAATCTGCGATGATCTAATGCGGACCACTCATCGAAAAAGGGAAGAACTAATTCCATCCAGTCCTTAAATCCCTGGCTAGCAACGTCTATTTCTTTAAATTCAAAATAAACATTTCCTATTATTTGAATAAATGTGACCAATCCAAATAGAAACCAGATCGCTACTTTGCTCGCCTTGATTGATGCAGCTGAAACTGAAGCCAGAGCAAATATTTCAATTGCTACTGACAGATATATTGCCCAGCTGATTGGATTTCCTAGATCATACCAGCTGACAACATGGCTAATTGACATGATGACTACTAAAATAATAGGAAGAAGAAAGGAATTTCTAATAATAGATCTTTGATTCCTTTTGAAAAAATTAATCATTTTCCGTTATCTTATTTTTGTAATTTTTTGATGTTATCTTTAACGATCATATGAAGTTCCATTAACTGATCACCTCTGTCTTTTTGAGATATGTAGTTATCATATTCGATGTGAACTTTTATTTTTTCCAGTCTGATGACTTCGGATATTTTGCTTATGGTATCTTTCTGCCCGTTAATGACACGAGTTAAACTATCAATAGTTCTTTCGTTTTTACTTTTTACTCTATCTAATTTTCTAGCTTCGCCGGATTTAGAACACGAACGAACAAAGAAAATGAACAAAAGAGAGGATAAAATGTAGATTTTATATTTCTTAACGAATTCAACTGCTTTCATTTAATTTTATATTTTTATTATTTATCTTAAAATCAAGTATAAAGAGACTAGTGACACCACTAAAATTGATGAAAAATATCCAATTGAGTATTTAAATTTAGACTTTTTATATTTTTTAAAGTCAAATTCAATCTGGACAACGTAGCCATAATAATCAGTGGTCTGAACACGGTCGTAATCTGCCTTTATCACGTCTAGTATTCCTTCTTTTTGAAAGAAATCGGTGAATCTTCTCATTTTTTCGCTTATAAAGTTGATTTCCACTTGATTTTGAGACTCTTCACTGTATAATAAAAGTTCAGGATTAAGATCTATTCCCAGGTATAGTTTGCCGGAGTCGTGGCTTATTCCCATCTCTTTTAGTTTGTTGGACTCTTCAAGTTCTCTTAGGATGCCTTTGTACTTATTATAATATTTAAGTTCAGAAATATCTCCTTTTAAGGATTTCCAAACTCTATTCGGATATACATAGTCTAATATTTTCATAGGTCAAATATATGTTTTAATGATTCTTTAAAATGAGGATTTTTCTCTAAAACTTTTTCTTTAATTTCAATCCTAGCCTTTCTAAGCTTGGTTTTTACAGTATTTTCGTTTATATCGTATTTTATAGCAATAGACTTTACTTTTTCTCGATTTATCATCTTATCGATCGCTATGTTCTTAAGTAGGGCATCCTCCAATCCATAAATCTCAGATATGGTTTTATCGAATACGTCTTGAAATTCAAGTTCTAATTCTCTACCGGTTACTGCCCTGTCCGCCGGATCATAGTCGCAATAGATCGACTCAACTGAGATGATTGGAGATCTTTTCTTTTGGAAAAGATAGAAGAGTGTTTCATTTCGGGCAATGGCATAGATCCAAGTTGTAAATCTTCCTCTTTCAAAATCGAATTTAGATATATTTTTAAATATCTTCTTAAGTGTCCATTGAAGAGCCTCATCTGTATCTTCAGAATTTTTACAAAACTTCCAGATGAAGAATTTTAATTTCGGATAAATAAGCTCGGCAAGCTCGTTTTTTTCCCTTTCGGTGATTAGATTGTTTTCAAATTTAGATGCGATTTCATGTATTCGATCATTGATCAAGCGATTAGTTGTTTCAAATCCCATTTTAAGCTAATTGGTTTTTTTTATTTTTTATGTCATTTATAATGTTGACGCATTCTTGGCAAAGTTCATAGTATTCAATTTCTTCGAAGAAAGCAATACATTTATTTAAGCTGTCTATAAAACGATCCCGGCTTAAATTAATATTGTAATCCTTAGAGATGGTAGATATTTTTACCACTTTTACTTCCTTAATTTCAGAATTAAGGTAATTTTCTTTGATTGAAGTTAGAATATTCTCATAGATCTCTTTTCTATACGATTCAAATATCTCCTCTATTTCAAAGTCTCCGTTTAAATGTATGTTTTTCATAAATATAGGATTAACAAGGTTATTATACCATATCGAGATTAGGATTTAAAAAATTTAGCATTTATTTTTTTAATCTGATCCCGAGTTTCAGGATTGAACACATCCCGTTTGACATCGTATCCAGGTTTAGGTTGATTATCTTTGGTAGAATTTAATTGTCTAATTGCGTCGTAATCATATAAAGATCTAGATCCGGTTCCTTCAATGTCAAATATCTTTTCATTTAATTCCTTCAAATATTCAGGTCCCATTCTTTCAAAGGTATCAACCGCTATGTCCCAGAACTGATTAGACTCAAATAGAGAAGAAAGGTTTACTGAAGTCATAGCAAGGTCATCGTTTCCATTCTGACCTCTATATAGGCCTCCTTTAGATTTTCCAAATGACATTAATTCCATTATCGTAACATAATCATTAGGTATGATTCTATTAATAGTCACATAGTATTTAAATTTTTCACAATACTTAATCTTATTGGTTGGCCCTAATCTTAATCCTTGCTTGAATTGAACTGCAGCTTGAGTGTGTTTAGTGTGTATCATCTGACTTGGCCAATACGCTTCATTTACTCTAAATTGATTTAGCAGAATATCTCCCTTGTGATTTAATTCAAGAACGATTCTGGTGTTATCAGGATTGAATACATTATATATGATATGTTCACAGGCGACAGTGAATTGACTGATGTCGATCTGATTGGATCTTAGGTATCCTATTTGAACTAGGGACACTGCGTCAATCTCACTCTTAATTAACTCCTTCTTTTTCAAAAGCTCTGAAATTGGCAAAGCTACCATTTTATAGATATTTAAGATTGAGTAATCCCCTCCGATTCCATCCGCGGTGTCAATGCTAAACACGTAACTGTTCGGATCGGATTTAAAGTCTGAAATACTTAAATTTGCATATTTAGGATGAAAGAAAAGATGATCGTTGATATAATCTAATTCCTCAGATAACATCAGTCTAGGGTTTTGATAATCAACTTTAATGTTGTCTAGTCTCTTTAGTTCTCTAGAGTTTAAAAGAAGTTTGTCAGATGAGAAGAACTGTAGACCGTATTCCTGATTAAATGCTTCAATTGACCCGATATCGGCTATGTTTTGCTGTTTCCAATCTTCTCCTCTTCCTGGAATCTGCCACCAGTCAACTCTCATCGGGACATAGCTAGATTTTTTATCAATAGCATCTTTCCAAATTTCCCAGAATTTATTCTTGCCGTTAGGCGTAGACGTAATGATGATTTTTCCCTCTGGATCCGCAGTTACTGTTGGATAGATTGCTCGATAAAATTCATCTAGATTTGCTTCATTGATATGGGCAAACTCATCAATATAAAGAAGGTTAACCGTTAAACCGATACCTGATTTTTTGGTAGTGGTTCTACCTACAATTCGGCTGTTTGAATCAAATTTTACAGTACCTGCATTGATTACTTCTATTCCAGGCTTCATAAAGAAAGGCAAACCTTCTAAAGAAATTTTAAACTTATCTAGGAGTTCCTTAGTGGTTGTAAAGTTATCTGCAACACAGAGAGCAGTTTTGTCAGGATGAAACAGGAGATACCAGAGCATGAATATAGACGAGGTCACAGTTTTACCAGTTTGTCTGCTTGCCATTAAAATGTTCAGCTTATTTCCCTTAAAAGATTTTAGAATTTGATTTTGAAAATCTCGAAGTCCTCCTGCATCTTTAACTGTTACTCGGCCGTTATTGGTTTGAATCACACAATAGTTTCTAGCAAAATAAAGCACGCTCTCTTTACATTTTGCAAGTTCGTCAATTTCATCTGGCGTATATTCAAATGGCAGATTATCTCGTCTTAGATTAATATCATTATCTTTAAAAGGGGAGTTTCCAAGTTTTCTAACATCTTTGGCACCATTATTAATGTCCTCAATCAATTTATTGATCTTTTCAGTAGTCCAAATATAGGAATTATCAGCAGTTCCGCCTGGGGTCATGGCTGACACTCTTATCGAGGAAAAACCTCCGCTTGATGACATTATATCCCTCATATTAAATTATCTCTTCAATATTTATAAATTCATCTCCGTCAATTGAATCATCAGAATCAGGTTCGATGTTTTGATCTCTCATCAGATTAAATTTATTATTAGGATCCACTAGTCCGATAGATGATTCGTCCTCATCGTCTGTGATTTCAGATTTAGGTAAACTCTGGATCACATTTTTAGTTCCAACTGATATAAAAAACTTGCCTTCAGCATCGCTGGACTCTACCTGAGTTGAATCCGGGTTCACTGGAGAATCATTATTCAATTTCTTATAAGTTTCTTCTAGGAAGAGAATATAGTTAGCCTGCATCTTTGTTATGTTGGCCATCTTGTCCTGTAATTGTCCCATCACCTCTAATAAACGAGGATGAGTATTGCCTGACGCAATATCTTCCATCACCCGGATGATAGCTATTTTTAGGGTCTTTAATTGAAAGAAAAGGTTGGAAATGTTTATGGTATCCAGTTCTTTTTTATGGCGAGCATAATCATTCTTTTCAAATACTCCAATATCCACAAAATTTTTAAATAGGGAGTCAGTTATTTCTCTGGCTTTCACGGTGAACTGCTCGCTCATCTGATCGAAGTCGTATGGACTTTCTCTCTTTAATTCTTGCGCAAGTTCATTATCTGCTACCATTTCCTCATTAGGAGCTGATCCTATTGAACTTAATAGGCTCTCTAACTCATTTTTAAGAGCATGCCTGTTTTCTTTGCTTAACTTACCGTCTGACATTAATTAATTTTGTTTTCGTACTTATCTACTGCTGGATTAGCAAAAGTTTTTATCTGTTTAACTGATTCTATCCAATTATAGATGATGTCGTTGATCCTCTTGATAAAAGTATCAAGGGTAGAGTTAACGTTGAATAATTGAGAAGAAAGAGTATTTCTCATGATATTATCTTTATAATCGAATCCAAGATTTAATCTTCTTTCTCTTCTTTCATAAATTGGCCGATAAATGCTGTCTTTAACCATATTTTTATTTATTAATTGGGCGAGGAGTTATGTCCTTTATGTTTATGTTAACTGATCCTAATGAATCATCAGATAATCCTTCAGAATATACGTTTCCAAATCGGTCTGAGAATCCTCCTCTGATCACAGGAAGCTCCCCTTTTGAAATTATAATATCGTTGAACGGGTCTAACCCGACCTCGGCTGCATTCGAATTACTAGATTTTGCAATTTCATTATTCTGACCTATGACTGTAATTGCCACTGAATCTATTCCATTTATTCTCTCTATTGATTTAATGAGATCGCTTTTAGGTATTCTAGATCTTCTGGTATTTTCAATGAAGTATTTGCCAATCGCATTATAGATATCTCTTTTAATTATTTCAGTTGAAACATCATCAAATACTATGACGCTTAAATTAATAACGTAACGAGTTATTACAGGATCTATTATGATTGGATCTGTTGAAATCAATTTACTGCCTGATTTTTCAATGTATTTTAAAATTTCAGATTTTTGATGATCAGATAATATAAATTTATCTAATTTGGAACTAAAATAATCCTGGGACGTGCTGAATGATTTTTGAATATCTGGAATTAGAAATAAATTTAGAATCCTATCATCTTGTTCACTTAAAAAAACGTCGATTAGGGAAAATAATCCTAACCTTCTTAAAACAACTTCATAGTGATCCGGATTAACTAGAGCGAAACTTTTTGAAGTTTTAGGGGCGATTAATCGAGTAAGTTCAGGACTCTCTGGATTAATTCCAAAAAATGGTGCCTGAGTCGTTGTTATCGTGACGACCTTATTTAGATCAACATCTGCTCCGGTTAAACTAAATCCGGTATCAACAAATTTAAATTTAATTTGAGAAGGGTCGCTGGTTCTAATATTTCCTCGTGGTCCTTCAGTTATTAAATATTCGACTATTATCTCAGATCCAGAATTAGGAATTTTTCCATAGTTACCGTTACCAAAATAGATATCGAGACCGCTAGTTATTCCTGTTTTAGTTATGTATCCTTTTTCGTTTCTCGGGATATCTAGAATGGATTCATATTTTTTCCACTTTTCGCCATTAACGTAAACATTGACATAGAAATTATCTATAAAATAATTTTGAGGGCTGCCTATTGAGAAACTTTCAAACGCTTTTCCTCTGGATACCACTGTCTGAGATTCTAAGATTCCTTGTTTAATAGCTAATTTGATTCCATCATCAGATCCAGACAGAGAAAATTTTATTTCATCCTGAGGAAGATCTAATACGTAAGTCAATCCGTTGTTGGTACATTGTATTCTGGATAAATTTGGAATTATTGTTAAATCAGTATCAGCATCTCTAGCATTTTGATTTATAGATATAGAAATTTCCCCAGACGCTCCGATTGCTCGGCTTGGATTATGCCCTGCGAGAGATGCAAGGGAATAAATTGAGGTTACTCGAGTTGCTTCATTAATATTTAATTCAGTGATTGAATCTTCAATATAGTAAAAAACTAATTGGGTTAAATTTTCAATTACTATTAAGATTTGTCCAAATGGGGAAGCCGCTGTGAAAACTGACTTACTTTGATTAAATCGAGTAGAAAGAAAATTAATGGTATCTAACAGAATATCTTCAACCAATACACTCAGCCGTTGGAGAACCTGATATTTAAAAATCTGATTTGCCATTTAATTGATAATTTATATTATTTATACCGATTTAATTTGATTTAGATTATGCTGATCAGTTCTTTAATAAATAAAATAAGAAATATCTTCAATTTACATGTATAAAGACCTAAGCAAATCCAATATTTACGAAAATTCAAATTTAAGTTTCGAGTTTGAGTTCATGTCCCCTATTAGAAGAAGAGACATGGCCTCTAAACTTTCAAAGATACTTGGAAAACAGGTAAAGTGGTTTAAAGGGGTAGACGAATCGTTTAAACCTAATCGAGAATGCTTTAAATTGAGCAATAAATACTCAGAAACTTCCAAGTCCTTTATATTAGAAACTGGATTTTTACCCTATCAGGAGGCAATGCATATAATGTTAAAGACCTTTAATTCAATTAAGAACTACGGACACACTTGCGATAGATGTGAAATGACAGTAGGAATCCAATTAAATGAGGCCAGAATAGGATTGCCAGTTAAGCTTCATAAAATAAACAAGTTTAAATATTTTATCGGCCTAAATGAGAACGAATTCCTAGGAGAATGGGGAACTGTTTCAACCGAGAGACAGAAACTTAGGCACACTAAATATTCTTACATTAAAGCCAAGGATCCTTACAATACCGTTATATCTCCTTCCCTTATCGAAAAGATGGATCCAACTGTTTTTTCTTTTCCGGAATCTGAGTTTTTCGGCCATGATTTTTCTAAAATAGAGGAAGGATGGGTAAAGATTAGTTACATCGGAGGTAAAGAATATGAACTGCGAAAAAAGCAGGCAGTTGATACTATAAATTCAGTAATTAATCGACTATATGAAACTTTAAATCAGAATTGGGAATACAATCAAGATGAAAAAAGAAAAATCTATAGCCTGGTTGAAGACTATAATCAGTCGCTTAAGAACACCAGAACCTATCTTAATTTTGTTTCTAACTTTCCTTCGATTGAGCTCTATGTAGATTTAAAACCTACTCAGTACCTGCTTGAGACTGAATATCCAAAGTTCAGAGAAAAGCTGCTAGAGCTAGTATCATTTGGAGAAATATCTGAAGCTAAATTAAACTATGATAGAGATCGCGGAATGATTCAAATCAAGGACGCTAAAATCAATAAGAGCATCATCATTGAAGGGATAGAATTCTACGATTGCACCATTGAAGCTGATGCTAAAAATTGTGCCTTTAGTGGATGTCTAATTAAGAATTCAAAATTGGAAGAATGTAATATTTTAGCTGGAAATCAGATTTCCAATTCAAAGATATTGGAATGCAAGTATCCTGGAGGAAATAATGAGATTTCTAATAGTTATTTAGATAATTCAGGATCAGATATGATAAACGCAGATTTAAAGTCATGTCTTGTAAACCGAGGAACATTTAAATACTTATCGGGAATAGATAAAGATACTGTCATCTTAAATAGAGGATAATTCATTTGACCCGTATTTATTATCAATTCTCCATAATAAATAAATAAAAACATTAAAGTTGAATGTCAATCTATTCTAATCTAAGAGGTATTAGAAAACTAACTAATTCCAGTTTAACAGCAATCATTGACGTGACGAATTTGAACTTTAAAAGTCTATCCGAAGCTAATCTTGAATTTTTAAATAACATTAAATATGATGAAGTTGAAAATTCAATCTCACTAAAGAAAGGAACTTTTAATCTTCTCGATGTTACTGATACCCTATCATTTAAATTAGATGGTATTCCGACATTTACAATCAATTCTTTAGGAAAAGCTGAAGGTCAGGAGATTTTGGTAAAAGTCGCAGAGACTAAAAGACTCAGAATGACTGATTTCCCAGACTGGCCAAATGAAGGGGTTCCAGGTGAAATCATCTATACTGGTATTCAAAATCAAAAACCTGAATTTGGAGAAGATTTTATCGGATATTTAGACGGTCGCGGATGGGTTAGCCTAACCGGACAGAGCCAGGGAGGATTTGTCCTAAATGAGCTAGACGGTAGCCCATTTCCTTATCCTACCCCCGGTCAAGATCAAGGAATCATCTGGATCGGCCTGCCTGGACTCGACAATGCAACCACTCCTACTACTCAAACAGTTTATTACACTGATGAGAACGGACAGATTTTTGATCTTTTAGCCCTAGGTGGAGGCGGAAATTTAACTTATGAATTTTACTATCAGAATACTCCGCCAAGCGACGGCGGAAATCCAGCGTCGATCAATGAGGGATCTATATGGTTTCACTCAGACACTGGAATCCAGTATATCTATATTAATGACGGAAACTCATATCAGTGGGCAACTTCTTCAGCCCCAGTGGGACCTACCGGAGCAACTGGCCCTCAAGGACCAACCGGCGCAGTAGGACCGACGGGAAACACTGGACCTACTGGCGACACGGGGCCGACAGGTAACACTGGACCCTATCCCTTCTATTATCAAAACACTGGCCCATCAGGGCCGATACAAGTAGGATCATTTTGGTATAATTCTGACAGTGGGGAATTGGCAATGTACGTTGATGATGGAGACTCAGAACAATGGGTTACTCCTGGCGGGTACGCTGGACCTACGGGAGATACCGGACCTACTGGATACACCGGACCTTTTGGATACACTGGGCCAACTGGCGACACTGGACCGACTGGAGACACAGGACACACCGGTGCACCAGGTACATCTACTTCGTATTATGGATATAAAGCCAATACGATTTCAACATCAGGTGATCCTGGTGTAGGTAACCTCTCATGGGATAGCCTTACACAGACATCAGCAAGTAGCCTGTATGTAAACATGACGACGCAGGCAAATGTCGATATTGATCTATTTTTAGGATTAATATCAGTAGGGACCTCACTTTATGTGCAGGATACTGTTATTTCTAATAATTATCAGGAATGGCAAGTATCAGGGACTCCGATTCAATTCGGGACATCTCCAAACTTTTACTGGCAAATTCCGGTTACTTACATAGGCGGAGGATATTCATTCACCAATACGCAAGATGTTATTTTAGCTCTGTTTATTGCAGGTGTAGCTGGACCAACCGGAGACACTGGACCTATTGGACCAACTGGCGACACTGGACCTACAGGGGATACTGGACCTACAGGGGATACTGGACCAACTGGCGACACTGGACCTACAGGGGATACTGGACCTACAGGAGACACAGGAGCATCTTATGGCATAGTAAACTTTACACATGCTGAGTTTAGTCCAGTTGATGCAACTACATACTATTTTGGTCCAATTAGCACGCAGTCACCTTCTACTTCAATTAGGGACGACCAATCATACGCAAGTCTATTCGCTGGAACGATTGAGAGTGTTTCTTTTACATCAAAATTTACTCCTGGAACTGCCGAAGATTCTTCTTTCATAATTAGAAATCGCACAACAGGATTAACATCTACTATCAGTTCAACAATAGAATATGGAACGACCCCTGTGACACTTGTGTCAAACAATCTACAAGCAGGATTACCTGCCGGTTGGACTGCAGTTAATGTTTCATTTCCATCAACCTACGCATATTTTACAATACCAGCTGTTGCTACATTAGACACTCCTACATTCGACGCTTCCGCGTATCCTACGTTAACAGTTTCGTGCGATGTAGCTAAGTTCGGTTCAGGATTACCAAATGGACCGATAACCGTCTTTTATAGTTTAGATGGTGGAGGCTCGTGGACTTCTGCGGGAGTAACTGCAACGCCAACTTCGTCAACATATATTACCTCTACAGTGTCAATCCCTGCGACTTCATCAACCATGCAGATAAGATTTTCTTCTGTTGCCAGCACAGCTGCTGAAAAACGTCTACGTAATGTTACAATAGCAAGTGCAAACGATATCGATGGTATTGCTACCGTCTTTAATCTTGCATCCTCATTAGTAGTTAACATCGGAGATCAGATTACAATTCAATGGTCAGCTCCTACATGGGCGACTAATCCAACCTCTGTTACAAATTACATTGGACTAAAAATTAATTCATAACATGAAAGGAACATATGAAATACTTGAGTATATTGCAATCACATCTAATGGAAACGAAAATCGTCAAATGATTGTATATTATAGTAATGGCGGCAAGGAAGAAACTCGAGAACTTTATTATTCAGGGTATGTAATTCAAAGAGGATATGCTGAGAGAAGCAGTGTTATTTCTGATCAGCAGGACGAAGAATAGTTAAGTTTAAAGATAAACGGACTGGCTTGTTTATCCATATAGATTTATTTTTGTTCATTCTATGAGATAAATAAAAATAAACTATTCAATGCCTCTTAATTTTCCAATTCCTTCTTTTGTCGGTGAGATTTACACTGGACCAAACGGAAATCAATGGGAATGGACCGGCGCAATCTGGAAGATCTTAACCCCTACTATTGCAGGACCTACAGGTCCTATTGGCTCAACTGGACCATATCCATTCTATTATCAAAATACTGGCCCGTCAGGACCAACGCAAGTAGGATCTTTATGGTATAATTCAGACACTGGAGAATTAGCAGTATACATCGATGACGGAAACTCAGAGCAATGGGTCACTCCGAATGGATATGTCGGTGCAACTGGACCAACAGGTAACACTGGACCAACAGGTAACACTGGACCTACGGGAGACACTGGACCTACAGGAGACACTGGACCTACGGGAATTCCAGGTACTGCATCTAACACTGGTGCAACCGGACCTATCGGAGACACTGGACCTATCGGAGACACTGGACCTATCGGAGACACTGGACCTATCGGAGACACAGGACCTGCTGCACCGAAAGTAATACAATTAGCAGCAAGCGATGAGATTACTGCATTAACAGCTGGAACTAACAAAATAACTTTTAGGATGCCGTATGCGATGACGCTATCAGAAGTTAGATCATCGTTAACAACAGCTCAATCGAGTGGTTCTATATTTACTATCGACATCAACCTAAATGGTTCTTCGGTCCTAGGAACACTTCTTACAATTGATAATACCGAAAAAACTTCAGTAACCGCTACCACGCCAGCAACAATAACAACAAGTTCACTGACGGATGACGGGGAAATAACTATAGACATAGATCAAATTGGAAGCGGAACTGCCGCCGGTCTGAAAATAACTTTAATTGGTACATAATGCCATTTATAATTAATCCATACGTATTTGAGAATAATTTTGATCCTGATGCCCAGGCGTTCATAACTTCGAGCGGTATCACAAGCTCGATCGAGCAGAACACACTAAATACTTTTGTTATTGGATTAAAAGGTGCAGGTCTATGGTCACTTATCTATTTTATGCATGTTTATCTGGGATCTACTGCTTCTACACACAAGTATAACTTGGTAAATCCATTGGACGCTGACACTGCTTTTAGACTGCAATTTAATGGAGGATGGACGCATTCAAGCACAGGAGCTACACCGAATGGGGTAAATGCATGGGCCGACACATTTTTTGATCCATCAGTAAATCTTAATACCTCTGATCTATGTTCATTTGGATACTATTCAAGAACTGATTCAGCCGTTACATCTGAATACGTAATGGGTTCAAACAGTGGATTCACCCAAGCCGCATGTGCTTTAATAGCAAGAAGAGATACTGGTCTAAGGTTTGCAATTGCAGATTTTCCTTCAGGAACCAATTTTAGAGCAGCAGGGGATTCATTATCTGGAGACGGTAGAGGATTTTTTGTAGGAAGTGTAGATGGGCCTAACACTAAACTTTATGTAAACGGTGCAGTGGTTGCTTCAAATACTAGTGCAACATTAAATACTTTAGGAACATTCGCACCAGTTATAGGAGCAATTAGGGCTGAATCTGGCGGTCCTATTATTGCAGGCTACACTGACAAAGAATGCGCACTCGATTTTGTAGCTAAAAAATTAAATGATGCCCAAGTGCTAACATTAACCAACTTAGTTCAGGCATTTCAAACCAGTTTAAGTAGACAAGTATGATACAAGTAGGATTATTAACAGAAACACAAAAGAATGAGATTGAAGGTCAGATGTTTGATCTAGATTCTTACTTTTATCCATTTCAGGACATTGATGACAATTGGATAATATCGATCGAAGAAATGGAAAAGTGTGTTAACCCTGCGTTTGATTGGGTAAAGGATTTGACTCTGATTGAACATAAACCGAAGCCGGTTCCTCTTCTTTTTTAATAATCTAATTTATGGATAAATGGGCTGCCTTGTTTATTCACATGGATTTATTTTTGTTCATTCTATAAGATAAATAAAAATAAACTACTCAATGCCTCTTAATTTTCCGACCCCTTCCTTTATAGGAGAAATTTATACAGGACCTAATGGAAATCAATGGGAATGGAACGGCTCAATTTGGAAGAGCTTGACGCCTGCAATTGCAGGTCCTATTGATGTAACCTATTCTCAATTGGTATCAAGTATCGGATCAGGTTCTTTGATTGAGGGATCTTATTATTTAATAACTGATTTTAAAACCTGTTATGACCAGCCTGATTTTGATTATGACGGCAACCCGATAACAAGTGGCAACTATAAAGATTCAGCTCCAGTTGAGCCTATAATAGTTTTTGCGATAGGTACGGATCGAATAAGCGAAGACGCATACCAACCCGATTATCCAAATGACCGGATAAAATACGACTGGACATATTCTACGACTGAAGTAACAGGTGGAGCCGCTTATGGTAGAATAACAGAAAGAATAGACGAGTGGAATAATCGAACTGACTATGATCACAGAAATATTCTTTTTAAGAGATACCGACTATATGTCAGCACCAGTGAAAACAGCTTAAGGATAAATGGTCAGATCGATCTTCTCTTTGATGGGACAGTAAATGGAACCGACACTCAATTTACTGATCTTTCAGTAGGAGACGTTATTTTTATAGACTCAATCAACCCTGGCTATTATGAAATATCTAACATAGCAGATAATGTTACGATGACTGTCATAGGGGACGTTATATCTCCAGTATCCGGATCTTATTTCTATAGAACAATAGAGATCACAAGAGGGGGTGAATACTTCAGCTATAAGAGAACTAATGTTAAGACGGATGACTATCGGGAATATACAACCTTTGGAAATGCTCTAGGATCATCATATGCTATTAATAACCGCATAGGAGACTATGCTAATGATTATCTTAATTTAGGTGAGACCTTTATGTTATCTAACAACGCGTTCTTAATAGGACCAGACGATAGCAACCGACTAGGTAATTTTTGCACTAATAATACGTTTGGTTCTGGATTAGTTTTCAACACTTTTGGAAGTTTATGCTCCAATAATGCGCTTTCGGGTTCTAAGGTGGAGAGTAACTCAATCGCAAACAGTTTTGTCGGTAACATTATAAATACTAACTTATACCTTAATAGGATAGGAAACGTTTTCCAATCAAATCTGCTACTTGCAGAAGACGGATCTCAACTAGAATCTAATCAAATAGACGATAGATTTGAGGGTAACTTAATCTATATGAGTTTTGTCGAAAATTCAATCGGAAATAATTTTAAGGGTAACGTTATAGGGGATTATTCTAATATCAATCAAGGCTTTTATTTTCAAAATAATGAAGTAGATGACCTTTTTCAAAATAATAAGATAGGGAGATCTTTTTATTCTAATAGCATCGGTACTTCTTTTAAATCATGTACTGTATATGGAGATTTTTACGACAATGGAATCTCAGCTAATTTTACGAGTAATGAGATATATGGAGGGTTTTACGAAAACACCATAGATCTCGGGTTTAATAAAAATCAGGTCTATTCAGATTTTTACGCAAACACTGTCGGAAAGTTTTTTGACACCAACCGAGTTGGCCCTGGATTTTTTCGGAATCAGATAGGATCAGGATTCCTGTCGAACGCACCCTATAATTACGAGTATTTCGGACTGGATAATCTGAATACTGTATTGGACCGAAGTTATGATGTTGCGGGTGGCGCGATACCATCAGAATCAGTTATATTAGGACTACCTCTGGTTATGAAAGTAACGTCGGTCGGTCCTGAAAGATATTTTAGAGTGCAATTTCTACAATGGACCCCATCAGGTGGAGGAGGTGGATTTTCGTATGTACGAAATGAAATCGATTCTTCTACAGGAGCTGACATTGGCTCTCAAGTCCTTTTTACAAAGACTAACTCGGGTAGCGAAATTGATATAATCATACCAGGAGTTTTAGAAATAACAAGAGGATCAAGTGATGGAATATACAATGCAGCGACAGAAGGAGGATGGAGCGGATCCAGTCCGGCTGACACCCAGTGGAATTCAGTATATGTAGTGTATGCATTCGGACTCGACTTTGGATTCAACCAGATAGGGGACGATTTTAGTGACAACCTGATAGGACCTGAATTTGGAGCATTAGGTAAGAACTCGAATGGAAACTTGATAGGAGACTGCTTTCAAAAAAATACTATTTTTGGAACATTTTTAAACAATTCAATAGGGAACCTGATGACGGAAAATACCATAGATGAAGGTTTTATTAATAATAGAATAAAGAACTATTGTGCAGGTAATACAATTGGACCTGGTTGGGAGAACAATGACATCGGGGATTTCTTCGGAAATGCGAATCTACCTAATATAATAGGAGGAAACTTTACAAACAACAAAATAGGTAATTTTTTCGGATGCGGATCTACTAAAGATTACGGAGGTAACAAGATCGGTACGGTGACCACTTTAAACTACAATTCGGTACAGGGAATACCTTCATCAATCTCTTTGACATCAGGTGGAAGTTCGTATTCAAATTCAAGTAATGTCGCTACAACTGGAGTCTCCGGATCTGGATTAACAGTTGACATCGTTACTGACGGGCTGGGACTAATCACGTCAATAACAATCAATACTCCAGGTACATATTATTCAGTTGGTGATACCATAACAATAACCGGAGGCGGTAACGATGCCACCTTAAACATCGATTCAATCGGTTCATTTAATACTGGCGATGTTCTAGATAACGGACTAGGCGATTCTTGTGAAGTAATCGTTGATGATCCAGGATCTTCATTAATGACGGTAAATGTTATAATAGGGGAGTTTGCAAATGGAGAAACCATAGATAATGGAACAGGTACACTTGCTATTTTTGACTCGATTTCTACGGAACCGGATAAAAATGCAAGTTTTTTAGACAATGTAATAGGTGATTATTTTATAAACAATCAGATCGGGTTTAGATTTGCCGATAATCAAATAGGAAACTATTTTGGAAATAGTGGAGACACCGGAATATCTAACATCATTTTAGACGATTTTAGAGGAAATGTAATAGATAATTATTTCGGTATTGATGTTGAGACTCCATCAACCGATGAGGGTGGAAATATAATACGAAGTAATTTCATAGAGAATTATATAGGGGACAGCTTTATTTATAATATTACAGTAGATACCTCAGGCGGAGGATATTACAATAATGTTATCGGATGGGCCTGCACCAATAATATAATAGCTGACGGATTTAATTATAACAGACTAGGAGACATATTTCAATTCAACATTTTAAGCACCAGCTTTGCGTCAAACAATATAGGATTTTTCTTCAATGTCAATCTAATAAGCGATAACTTTTCATCAAATGTGATAGGAGATTTATCCTGGTTCAATGACATAGGTTCAGGCTTTTCTCATAATAAAGCAGGAAATCTATTTGGAGATTTCTTCGGAGGAGGCAATACTATAGGGGCAGATGCGATAGACAACATATTTTCTGAGCATGCGGTAGCTAATACTATTGGGGATAATTTTTTTAGTAATTCTCTTTCTGCGTATTTTGGTGGTAATCTAGTAGGTAATGATTTTCAATACAACACCTCACAATATCCAGTAACAGGATACGATTTTGTTAACCCTTCTCCTGCGCCTACTCATGTTTACGGAGGGTATACATGTACTATCAGTGGAGATCAATCTGGAAATTTAAAATTAACTTATATAGACGGAACTGGAACCATCGTAGTAGTGGATCCTGACGAATAAAATCAATTATAAATGGCACAACGTAAAAATATTCATGGATCTGGATCCTTTCTTAGGGATCTATCTATAATTCAAAAAATAGAGGAGATAGTGAACGCTAGTTTTAATCAGTTTAACAAGACTGATCGGTCCCTTTTGAGACTGCAAAAAGAGATGTTTTCACTAGAAAAAAAGGATGATGAGGCCAGCTTAAACAGAAAAAAAGAGCTGGAGCAGATAATAACAAAAGAGAGAGATAAGAAGGAAATAGAGAACCGGATGATTGAGAGTGGTGCCCTAGCTGAATCAGTGATTGAGGCTTTAAAAAAAGAGGATGGAGGTGCAGATATATCAATCGATATAGAGGCAGGCGTAAATGCAGGTCGTGGAAAGGAGCCAATAGGGGAACTTCCTCCTGCTCGAGGACTGAAGGAAGCTGTACAGTCATTGATAGATAGAAGATCTTTGCATAGAGATATAAAACAAGAGTTCGGTAAACGAAATCTAAATTATTTTAATCTTAAAGAGATTGCAAAATAAATAAAAATAAATTGATCTGATGCCAATTAACTTTCCAACACCCTCCTTTATAGGTGAATTATATACCAGTCCAAATGGAGATATTTGGGAATGGAATGGATATGCCTGGTCAAAAGTAGGGGCTCCTTTTAATCAGGGACCTACTGGCTCAACTGGAGCATCTGGAAAAACCGGACCTACTGGTTTTAAAGGGGCAACCGGATCCCAGGGACCTCAGGGAATCCAAGGAACACAAGGACCTCAGGGAATCCAAGGACCACAAGGAGTTCAAGGACCTCAGGGTCAAACTGGACCTCAGGGCCAAACCGGACCTCAAGGAATCAAGGGATCAACTGGATGGACTGGACTGAACGGCACACCTGGACCGTCAGGTCCGACTGGGCCCGAAGGTCCAACTGGACCTTTAGGTGGACCCACTGGACCAACAGGAGGAGGAAGCACTGGAGCAACTGGCTGGACTGGTCCTACTGGTTGGACGGGTCAGACTGGACCAACTGGAGATTCAGGGCCTACTGGAGATTTTGGACCAACTGGAGATACTGGACCTGCTGGAGATACTGGTCCAACTGGAGATTCAGGGCCTACTGGAGATGCCGGACCATTTGGACCTCAAGGGCCAACTGGGCCAACTGGAATACTAGGAGCGACCGGGTCAATCGGGTCGACAGGTTCAACTGGACCAACAGGGCCGATAGATTTTAGATATAGAACAACTGGAGTAACTAGCACTCCGTATACTGCAACTTTTTCATTTGATTATTATGGAGTTACGTATACCGGAGGAGTATGTAGTATATCCTTGCCAACCGCTGGGGTATTAGATGAAGGGAGAACTATTACAGTCGCCGACGAAGATGGTAACATCAGCCTAGGAGGCAGAGGAATCCTGGTTTCCGGAACTGGGGGACAACTGATTGACGGAAGCAGTAGCGTTCTTATGCAGATAGATTACATGTCGTTAACCTTT